TGCCGTCAGGGCCCTGGCACTCAAATCCTCGCCTTCTAGGTCTTGAATCTTGCCGCTGAGTAGTTGGTCCTGAAAGCCCGTCTTGTTTTCGATGAGCTGCCAACTGTAGGCGTCGAACGTCTTGCCGACAACGTAGTAGTACACATGCACATACGGGTTGGTGTTCCCCTGCCGTATCCCGCGCCCGTTGCGCTGCTCGATCCCGGCTGGCGTCCACGGAATGTCGATGTGGTGCATGGCGATCAGCCGCTCTTGGACGTTTACGCCTTCGCCCAGTTTCTTCGTGGAACCCAGGACGATCCGCACATCTCCGGCGTTGACCTTCCTGAATAGTTCCTTCTTGGCCTCCGGCTTGTCGTAGTCGTGAATGAACGCAACCTGCTTCTCGGGAACCCCGCGAGCAACGAGTTTCTTTCTTAGGTCTGCGTATGCCTTGAATCCCGCCGTGGTGGGAGTTCCGAGGTCGAGGAACCCCAACTGCGCCCCCTTGGTTCCCTCGGTTTCGTGGAACACACGTGACATCTCGTCGGCTACCCGACTGAGTTTGTTGCCCGGAGTTTCCTTGGCGGTCGGGTCGATCATGCGATAGTCCAAAGCTACCTTGCGGCCCTTCCCTGTAATCGTCAGTGGGTTCTCGCCCATCGCCTCGAGCTGGCTAGTCGGCAGGTCAGCCAGTGCCGCTAGGTGGGCCACGTAATCCGACTGCTCCTTGCTCGGCTCTATCTCTATCAGGTGCGGCCTCCCCCCAGCTATCTCGGGGGTCTTTATCCCCAACTCCGATTGTTCGTGGTACATGCCCGTATTGCGGAACTGGGTAGACAGTCCCGGTAGATTCTGGAATTTGACGAACCGAGCCTTGATGCGCGGCACCGTTGGATTCTGCGGGCTTACTTCCCAGCTCTCTCGAACGACACCGAACTGCGCTGCCCACGAATCAAAGTGCTGCATCCCCATTTCTTTCAGGTGTTCGTCGTCCAAATACCGCATCATGTTCCAGGCTTCGGCCATCGTGTTGTCCAGCGGCGTGGCTGTGGCGAACAACACATTGCGGTTGTTGTTCAACTTGGAGACATACTGCGTCTTGAGGTACATATCCAAAGCACGGTCAGACTGGCTGCGCGGCACGCCCGTTACCCGCGTCATCCTGGTCGGGAACCATAGGCTCTTGTAAGCATGGGCCTCGTCTGCGACTAACGCATCGAAACCCAGTTCCTCGAACTCAATCTGCTTGTCCTTGGCCGACTGGTCGAGTGCTTTTTGCATCCTCGCTTCAAGTGCCGCCCGAGATTTCTCAAGGTCTCTGACCGTTGGTCCTTTCTTCCCTTCGCTGCCCCTAAGTTGCTCGATGTAGGAATCCAGCGCCTCGAATTGCTCGTTGAAAAAGTTCTTCAGCGTTTGCTCATTGACGCCGATCAGCTTCCACTGACTGTGCGGAATGACAACAGCATCCCAATCCCCGGTAGCGATCCGCGAAACGAACTCCTTGCGCTTCTCTTTTGCGAAGTCCTCTTTCGTCGCCGCGAGAATGTTGGCCGCAGGGTAGTAGTCGAGGAACTGCCCTGGGAACTGCGGTGCCGTAGAGTTTGGTACCACATAGGGAATCTTCTTGGCGAGTCCGAGACGCCGCCACTCCATGCCGGTAGCCACCATTACGAGACTCTTGCCGGCACCGACGCGCTCGTACAGTCCCATGTTCTTTCCGGTGATCCCCCGCCAAATGTCGTCGCGCTGCACCTTCGTGATCTTGGACAGCCACTCGCTAGACATTCCGGGGAACGTGAGGTGACTGCCATCCCACTCGCGGTCACGGAAGGCGTTGATCTTCTGGTTGTACTCTTGGGTTAGCTTCTTCCCGCGCTCAGGGTCTTGCAGCATGAACTTGCGGAACTCTTCCTGCATGTTCTCCAGTTTTTCCCGTGCTGCCGCAGTGGTGTCCTGATCCACTACGCGAGGGTCTTTGCTGCCGGGGACGTACAAAAGTGGCTGCACCTGCCGTAACCCGTACTCCAGAATGTCGGCTGGAGATAGTCTGCCCATGACTCCCCACTCGTTTGCCGCCGCTGGGGTAGTGCTGGCATTCGTTCGGATCGTCCACAACGCTTGTGACTCGATGTGTTGCACGGCCACTCGGGCCCGCTTATCTCCAGTGATGTGACGTACAAAGTCCTCGACATCATCGGTCGGCACCCACGGAGAGCCGATCTGGATGCGAATGTTGCCCGGCTCCAAGTCTTTCGGCTGCACCGCTTCGAGTGCCTTTACGTTGTCCTTGAACTTCTCGTCCACCTTGGCGGCATCCTGCGCTTCGGCCAGTTTGCGGCGCACGTTGCCAGACAGGTAGGCGTCCTTCGTTTCCCATGTTCCATCGGGGCTGCCGAACACAAGGCCATCTCTTTGCAGGTCGTTCTGGATCTCTTCTGGCGATTTACCCGTCATCGACGCCATGCGGTCGAAGTCGAGGAACCCCTTCTCGTTCAGAACCGCCAGCATCGCATCCTTGGAACTTTCGGCAGTTTCCACTTGCTGCCGGCCCGGTATGACGCGCTTGCTGAACATCGCGGCTTTCGTTCCCTTGCCGCTGGTCGAGTCGTAGTTCTCAAGCGACAATACCCGCGGTAGGTCCGGGTCGTCGTACATCGAGTCACGGCTCGCCCTTCCATGCAGGGGCCCATACCGGGATACGTGATCGTCATACGCTCGGTTCAGTCGAGAGCGTAGGTCTTTCAGTGTTTCCAGAGGTCGATCATTGCGCTCGGCTACCATCAACTCGTTCATGGCATCCCGCAGGCGCAGCATGCTTTTCAGTACGCGCACCGCAGTCTTGGGGTAGCCCTCTTCGACCTTCATCGAGTTATCGACGCGGCGCCGAACCTGTCCGTCCACAATCTTTAGACCGTTTGGCTTGGTGTCACCGTGGGCCGGTATCTCGTCCGCAACCGCTTCGTGCGTCGTGGAAGCTGGCACTACGCGGGCACTCATAATGTTTTCAGACAGCCTGTTGATAGCCTCTGGCAAAGACTCATCGAGGGGGCGCTTGAGGTCAGGCATCAACTCCGGCATCCCTGCGGCGTACCGCGTGCCTGTCAATCCCATCGTGCCGAGCATCATCTCGGGGTGCTCGACGTAGTATTCGTTCAGCGGCAGAGTGTCCGCGTTCCCTTCCTCGTCCTTCACCTTCAAGTCTTTGGTATTTACGAATTTGATGCCGCTAGGCGACTCCCCAGGCAGGCGCTTTCGGAAGAACAGCATATCCGTGGTTACGTCGGTGCGGGCGTTCTTGAAGAACGTGTTCTTGGGAAGTCGGATCGCCCCAACCAGATCTGCCTTAGACCGGAAATACTCGCGCACCTTTGTGTTGGTGGGTGCATCCATTGTGCCCATGCTGGTAATGACCGACACCACCCCGCCCGGGCGCACCTTGTCCAACGCCTTCGCTATGAAATAGTTGTGGATGACGAAGTTCGCAACTGGCGTGCCCTTGTACTTCGGGTCGAACACGGGAGACTCACCGAACGGCACGTTGCTGATCGCTAGGTCGTAGAAGTTGTCGGGGCCCCCTAACTTCTCGAAGCCCTGTATCCGCACGTCTCGCGTCTGATAGAGCTGCTTGAGGATTCGACCGGAAAGGCTGTCCAGTTCAATCGCCGTCAGTCGCACGTTGGCATTAGCCAGTTCATCGGGCATCAATCCGACGTAGTGGCCGATTCCCGCCGAGGTCTCCAGCCACCGTCCTTCGTGGAAGCCTAGCCTCTGGACGGCATCCCAGTGCGCTCGGATGATCGGCTCGGATGTGTAGTGGGCGTTCAGGATGGACGCGCGGGCGCTATTCCACTCGTCGGGACTGAGAAGGTCTTCGAGTTCTTCGTGTTCTGGAATCCAGTCTTTGTGGTAGGGCTCGAAGACTTGCTTCAGGCCGCCCCAGCCGACGTATCGGACCAAGACGGCTTGCTCTTCGGGGGTGGCGCGGCGGCCGGCGTCCTCGATCGCTCTTAGGGTTCTAATGGCGGCGAGGTTATCGGCGTACTTCTGCTTTGGTCCTCCGGCTCCGAGCTGGTCGTCTCGGGTGATTCGGTAGTCGTATCCTGAAGCGTCGGTGCCTCGTTCGGGTCGTCGCCCTGCACCGCCTGGCTCTGGTTCTCGCTCTCCTCCTGCTCGCTCGGGAGGAACACGTACCTCGGGTTCACCAGTTCTTCCGCCCCCGCTTGGCTGTATCCGTTGTCCAGGGCCGCTTGTAGGTCGTGCCTGTGTTGCTGTGCCGCGTACTCCGCTTGGCTCTCCAGTGTCCCCGCCTTCTTCAGCCCCTCGTACAGCTTCGGGTTGAACTCCTTCCAGTGAGCCAGCGCCTTCTTCGCCAGTGGGCTCAGTTGCTTGCTCACCAGGGGGTCTACTCTCGCGCTCATCGGCGGGTACCTCGCTTTCCTGTTCTGATGGGATTGTGCTCTCTTCGGGCTCGGTTTGTCCAGTGGGTTCCGCAGAAGGCATGTTGCGTGAGAATCCGCCTTCTGGAGTTATCTCTATCTTGTCGCTGGCTACGGCGCGAGCCCTGTCAACCACCTTGCGTAATTGTTCGTCATTCAGCTTTGCGGCGAAAGCCGGGTGTCTATCAAGGAGGCGTGCAGCCTCTTTGATTAGTTCTGGACGCGACATCTCTGTACTTGGCTTCTGTGCCGTTGCGGGCGCAGGGGGTTCGAACGTCACCTTACCCTTCTCGACGGTTGCAGTTGTCCCTTCCTCAAGCCCGAGATAGTTGTTTAGCAACTGTCGATCAGCCTGAGACACGCGATATGGCCACTTCTGAGACTTATCGACCATTGCGGAAATCAACGTCTGCATGTGGTCGTTTTTATCGGTGGTGGCCTTGTCTATGGCGCGCCCGACCAATTCTTTATCGACGGACTTCAGTTTCTTTGTGATGGACCTGTCGGTGACGGGCTTCGCCGCTACTGGCGGTTCCGTCGGCACCCCAAACGGCGTAGCGCCAGCCGCCCCCTCGGTTAGCTGCGGGGTTACGGGCTTCTTGGCGGGAGGTGTTTTCTCTATCGGGCCGACACCAACAGAATCGAAGGGTGGTTTCTCTGTCGGGGTCAGCCCGAATTCATGCCTAACTACAGCCCGAGTTCCAGCGGGACGCCCGTCTTCATCCAGGACTTGTAATATGTACCTACCGCCCTCCGGGCCGAGATATTTTGCTGGCAGAACGGATTCTGATGGGTCGAATCCTGAATACTTTGTCTCGCTGTTAACGTAAACGGTAGCACCAACCGCCGGTTCCGCACGCTCCTCGGCAGGAGGTTGCTCGCGCACCGCGCGCCGCACTTCCTGCACCGTCTCGTCCTCTGTGGGTGCCTCTTCTGTCTCGGCCGCTAACCGTCGATTCCTGCTCTCTTCAATCTGCCGTTCCGCATTGGCGCGCATCTCCTCAGACGTTTGTGTAGGACCTACACTTTCTGGTTCCGGTGCTTCCTCAACCTCCTGTGAGGCTGGAGACGGCGGCGCAGGGGGCTTCTCAGGGACGCTGGACGGTGCTGGCGGACCTTCTTCTTCGGTTGGTCCTACTGGTAGCTGTGGTGGGGCTGTGGGCTTCGCTGGCGGGGCTTCGGGCGCTTCGGGCTCACCCTCCTTGACTTCCTGCACCCAATCGAACAACCGCTTTGGGTCCATGCCCATGAGCCGAGCAAAGTCCAGTTGCTTGACCTTATCGGCGTTCATCATCTTGGCCCAAACGCGGTTCTCGGCGTCCACCAGGGCCGCTTCTTGGCCGGCGGGGTGCATGTTGGCGAAATTGGGATTGGCCGCCGTCGCATCCTTGGCTGCTTCGTGCATGATGCCGATGGCAAAATCGCGCACTGGATCAGTAGGCGCCTCGATCCGGGCGGCGTGGAAGATGCCGGGGCCAAAGGCTAGTGCCAGATTCGTTACCGCTTCGGCGGGTCCGGGCTTCATCCCCGCCTTGGTTAGAACCTTCTGTGTGGCATCGGCTGCGGCTCCGTACAGTGGCATAGCGCCGATCGCGGCGGGGTCAAGCATCGCCAGAGGTGCAAGGGTTTGAAATGCCCCGCCAGTGGCGTCGTTGATTCCCTGAATGACGGTATTGCGGTTTTTGGCAACCTGCTCAGGAGACATCGTTGGCTCTGCAAGTCGCGGCTCGCCAAGACGTGCAGCGGTAACGGGATCAACTGGTCCGGTGGACGTGCCGTACAGTTTGGCTAGACCCGATGCCGCCTTGATAGGACCGACGATTGGGCCCGCCATGATGTTGCCTATATTCGGAAGCGGCTTCCCCTCCTTGTCGAACTTCTGCGGTGATACGGCGTCCATGATGCGGGAGTACAGGTTGTCGAGATGGGCCGCGACCCCCGAGATAGGTCCGATGGTCGCACTGGGTTGTGTAGGAACTACACTCGGGCGCGGCGGTCCCGCTGGGGGCGGCAGTAGCGACGGCACCTGTCCGGTCGGCAACGTCGGCAGCGGCGTCTTGCCCTGTGCCTGTTCGAGCGTAGGCCCGGGACCGCTTGGCGTTACATGGGCGCGAGCGGCGGTAGCTTGGGCTTGCGCTGCGGCCAATTCTGGAGCACGGGCAGCTTTACGGATTGCCGCAACATCGGGGTCTTCGTCTTCTGGTTCAGCGACCGCAGTTCCGCCACCGCCTAGCGACCGTGCGGCTTTCCGTATTGCGAGAACATCCTGATCTTCGCCATTCGCCACTGGTTATCTCGGTGCTGTCGGGAAAGCTTGTGCTGCTTTGGATGGGTCTATTCCAAGTCTATCGAACACGGACTTCTTGCCAGTTGCACCTGGCTTCTTGATCTCTCGAACACTGGCGCGTGCCGCAGCCTTTTTCTCTGGCGCTATTCCTGCTGCATTTATTATGGCTATGGCCTTATCGGGATCTCCTTTGGCTTCTTCTAGTGCTGCTTGGGCAATTTGTTCGATGTTGCCTTTATCTGGCTTGGCGGGGGCCTTAGCCGGAGCCCGCGGGCGTGGCTGTCGCGTAGCGATTGGCTTCTCGCTAATTTTCTTTCCGGTGTTGTCGTACTCGTAGTCACGCTCCACTCCTTGCGCATCGCGCTCGGTTCGGATGATGGGTCGGGTCGCAGCTTTCTTCGGGGGCATGAGCGGTACGCCCTCCTCGAAGTCGTTCAAACCTGGAGCATCGAATTGTTCTTTGGATATGCTGCGCGCGCCAACCTTCTGCGGTTGGGTGCTCCCTGGTACACCCTCTTCTGGTTGTCCACCTGGGGGTTGCTCGTAGGGAGGTGCGCCCGTCGCCAATGGAGTGTGCCCTTGCGTTCGGAGTTGAGTAACCTTTCCAGGTTCGGGGCCCTGCGTTTCAACGGCTACATCTCCTTGGTCTGTGGGTCTAACTGTGACCCTCGTAGGTTCTGGTGGCGCTTCCATGTCCGTCGCTTCGAGTGCGCCGGTTTGTGGATTGCGCTGTGCCCAATAAGTCTTCCCGTCTTTCTGGACTTTTTCTGCGGTGCCGGGAGTAAACTGCGGACGGTTCGCCTGCTCGTTTGCTCGAGCTGCTTCCGACTGTCGATACAGGTCGAGGTAATACTTGTCACTAGCCTCCTGCTGTAACTGCTGCTGGCGCTGCCTGAGTTCAGTTTGCTGGTTGTAGTAGTTCTGCGCCGTCGCCATCCCCGAACCGAACTGCCGAGGGTTCCCACCAAATCCTCCGACCAAGCCGCCTTGCACCACTGGCATGATGACCTTGAGAAGTTTACTGAGCTTCGTCGGGGCCATCTTGGTAGGAGCTGCGGCGCCGGGAGCTCCTTGTTGGTTGCCCGAAGGGTCGTCACCGTAGTCGGCTGGCGACTGAGCCGACGGATCGGGGACTGGATGGGAAAGGTTGCACACTTAATCTTCCTGTTGCGGATCTGCCGGTTGCGCCGTCGGTGCCGCTGGCTTCTTCTTGCCGAATATCACTTGCCTGAGAAGTTCTCCAAGATCTACCCCCGGTGTCAACGTAGGAGCGGGCGCTGCCGTTGTGGCAACCGCTGGCGGTGCTCCTGGCGCGGCGGGGGGCGGTGCAACCGAGGGCATTTGCATCCCCTTTCCGATTCCACCTATCCCGCCCTTCGCCATGTTTCCGATGTTTCCGCACATTTTGTGTAGCTCCTACACAACTAGGCGCCGACGGCCGCTGGTCGTGAAAATAGTTCAGTCAGTGCCCCGCCGATGGTGTTCGTCCAGAAATTATTGTTCAGGTTTGGCAATGGCTGCTGCGCTGAAATGCCCGCGTTGGTTTGACTGGCCGTCTGTCCCGCTGCCAGAGGATTCAATCCGGCCGCGCCGGCCATCTTGGCCTGTTCCTGCTGCTGCAAGAGACTCAACTGATTCTGGTCGAACATCTCCGCGCCCTGCGTTGAAATGTCCCGACTCGCGGCATCGGCAAAGCCCGACGGCAGAGCCCCGCCGTAGCCAGCTTCTTTGGACTTCTGTGCAGCCTGAGCTTGGTTGATCTGTGGCGCAAGCGCGGAGGTCGAATACTGGCTCTGTGCGTTGAAGTAGGGAAGCCCTTGGTTAAGTAGGCTCGTGTAGAAGGGTTGGGTAGCCTGCTCGCCAGAAGTGAAGATGTCGCCAAGTTGCTTACTCAGCGCAGCGTTCTGGTTCGTCGCTGTCAGTTGAGCTTGTTGTTGCTGCTGTTGTGCTTGGCTAGGACCGCCGCACATGAACTCCTTCCTTTAGACAGTCGTTGTGTAACGGCTGGCCTTGGTAATTCCGTTACGAGCGAAGAACCTTTTCCACATCTTTTCGGCAATCTCAGAGACGTAAATCAGAACTCCGCTTCCGCGCAACCCGAGATCCTCGTAATACGACCGCAGGCGGTACACGGCCAACTCTACACCAAGATGGGCAATCTTCAATCCCTCTCGATCTTGCGTTGGTGGCGTGATGTGAAAAATGGGAACATCCGGTTCAAGTCGCGTAGCGATGGCACCCATCACGGTGTAACTGTCACCCTCACAGCCAAGAACTGCCCACACTCGCCTGTAATAACCGATAACCAGTTCGGTGCCGAATGTTTTTTCGCAATACAGTTGAAGGGCGGCACACAACTTCTCATCCCGCGGAGTGCCATTTTGATTTAGGTCGATCGGTACCATTCTAAGGTTCATTTAGTTGCTGGCACCTGTGGTACCGATGGCACGAACTTTCGCACGCTGGCGTTCCACACCGTGCCTGCGTTGATCTGCGAACCGAGTCGCTTATCAATTCCAGCAATCAGATCAGCCTCTAACTGAAACTCGTCTAGCGCCCGTTGCACTGGGTCTCGTTCTGACTCGATCTGCAACACGTACTTTTGCACTGCCCCGACTTTGCGAGCTTGCAGATCAACGTTAAGCGCATCCAATTGGTCGTAAGTGGCTAACCATTGTGGACTAGGATCGATACTCCCCGGTGGTGCTGGAATGGGTACCGTGTGATTTTCTACAGTCTCCGCTTTAGCAACAGACCTAGAGCGTCCATCCAGAACAGCGCCGATAACGGCGCCACCAATCAATAGAATGCTGAACAGTATCATCAAGTTCTTCTTCATTTGTTCGTGTTCCTCTCTTTCTCTGATTTACTTCTGTACGGCACAGCTCCCCGTGTTATCGCAAACGGCAAAGAACAGTTCAGGCTGTTTGTTACCCTTCCAGGTGACCGTGCCGCCGCCTATCTTGTTGCCCCTCGCCAGAATCTGCGAGTTGTCGTAGATGAACCAAAAATCCTTTGCTGTACTGGCATCCACAAAGGATGCGGTCAACGTCTCCTGCGTGCCGATGATATTCAGGGCAACGCTGGTAATGCTCAACGTCGGCGGATTGGGATTCTGCGGCTCCGTGGCCGACACTTCATTGGATGGCTTGGACTGATTCCCTGTAGTGGACTGCTCATCCGCAACGTAATAGTAAAGAACTCCCGGCGTAGCGGTAGTGTCGTTATAGGCGCATGTGGACACAGGCGTGGTGCCGTTCAGCGCCGAGGTTCCCACTTCCGCTCCGGAGGTCGTAGCCCGATAGAAATTAAAGCCCGCTACCGTGACCCCAGCGACCGCCGTTCCCGGGGTACAGCCTAAATTTATAGAGTGCAGCGTTCCGTTGGCTTTCAGTGTTGGTGCAGTCTGCGCGTGCGCTCCTACGGTAAAGACAAGCAAAACAAAAAGTGCCAAACCATATTTTCTCATCCGCCTAACTCCCTTCGATTGGTCAGATTGAACTTCTTGAGCATTCTTCCAACGTGGAATTTCACAGTACGCTCAGCGATGCCGAGTTCTATCGCGATGACCTTATTCGGCATCCTGATCCGTTCAAGAACTTGTCGCTGTCTGTCTGTCACCGTAACTCTGGGCATGACACTTGTATTTATTTCGCGCTCAATCTCCTCGATCTTTTGTGGTAGAGCGGCGAGCAGTGCAATCAGCCGATTCCGGCGCCGAACTAGGTGATCAATACTCATTGTACTACGCTCGCGCCTCCCATTGTCGCCGTGCCGCCGACAGTACCGCTAGGACCGCTGCTGCACGATGCCTGCGTGTTCGTATTCTGCACGATGCCGAACGAGGAAATCGCCTCCATTCCGCCGTCGTCGTACATTTGCTCATCGAAGGTCAATAAGTTGTTGCATGTGACAGTGAGAGAGGCAGTGCGGGTATAGGGCCCGTATTGGCCCACGCCGCTTGCGGCAAAGTCCACATTGGATGCCAGGGTCGAACCTTGCGCCACGAAGTTGACGTTGCTCGCATTGGCTCCCACGACATCTTTAGCAATCGAGTGGAACGTGAGCGTATACGTACCGGCGGGCACAATCCAGTAAATGTGATTATCCACCTCACTGTTTAGGGAGCCAGTGAAAGCGTGATTCCACAACTTTGCGTCAGTTGCACTGCCGGTGTAATTTCCTGTGTAATCAGCACAGCAGCCGAGTTGTCCTTGCTGACTGTTCATTCCGATGCCGGCGCCGGACTTCCAAACGTGTCCACCTTGCCCAGTGTCCGTGTAATCGTTGCCAGCCGCGAAGCTGGGCAAAGCATAGGCCCCTCCGCTGGGCCAAATCCGCAGGATGATACTGTTGGACACACCGGAGTTCGCAGAGCTGGTAACGGTGGCGATGATGGTCGATTCGCTCGATGCCGTCGCTGGCGGTGTGTAGAGGCCCGAGGATGACCCGATGCTGCCGACTGCTGAAGATAGCGTCCAGGTTACCGCGGTGTTGCTGGAGCCGTTGACGACGGCGTTCAGTTGTACCGCTGGAGTCCCAGCCATGATGTCGTAGGCATCTTGCGTCACTCCGACCGTGACACCCAAAAGGTCCACGTCCGTGCAGGCCGTTCCGCCGCTACTATTGAAGCACACCGTCTCGCGGTTCACAGAGGCTTCCCATGACCCAGAGGTGATCTCAAACGAGGCATCCGGCACGTACTCAAAATTGGTGGAAGCAACGTTGGCGTTGTTTATCTCGTTGAAGTAGCCGACATCGGCTTCGGACCAAGGAGCGTATTCAATGTTAGTCTGTCCGTTCGTCCCAATATCAGCAAGGATAAGGCCGTAGTTCTTAAGTTCCGTGAGAATGAGTTGGGCACACGCGGAAAATGTGGATTGGTTGAAAGCGCTCTTTAGCCGATACCTGCGACCGTAAGGCTGATTACCGCTACTGGCAGCTACGTTCGTCGCAGGCCAGACAAATGTGTTGCCGATATTTCCATTATTTAGTGTCAATCGCAGAGCGTGATTGATGGCCCCGGTTCCCGCGCCGCTGGCACACGCGGTATCGAACTCTTGCCGCCGCAGTATTAATGGCTGGAGAATCAAACCGGCGGCATCAATACCCTGACTCGTCGTTGAGAAATCGGTCGAACTGTATTTCGCGCCCGACTGCGAGTTACAAAGTGAACAACTCTCGTACATCGTTCCGTTTCCGACCGGATAATAGCCATACTGGTCTTCAAAGTGACCGTTTTGGTAGTTGGCCTTCAAATAGTGGTGGTCTGTTGTAGTGTGCATCGGAACTTCCGTGCGTGTCTGGTACCACCCAGACTCGGCTAACCCGCTCAGAAAAGTATTGGACGATGGGTTGAAGTATGTACCGTTGCTGGTGCCGGGAGCATAGTAAAAAACCATGCTATCCGTGGATGTGGAGTTATTCACATAGTTTATGGGGAAGGAAGGAAGGATGTTCAGATTCCAAGCGAAGCCGCCGTTGAAAGTCGTGCCCGTCAGGCCGGATGTAGCGTTGTCGATGCGCGTATTGAAGATATTGTTGTTCGGATACAGTTGCCAGCCTGCGAGCTGCTGTTTGGCATTGACTGTGGACGGAGCTGTGTAGACTCCACCTACTGTGATGCTGCCCAGGCCGGATGTCGCCCCGCCCGTGGCGTTGGTCCCCGACACTGACCACCCAGTTCCACCTGTGCAGGTGCCCGTGCAAGTAAAGGTCTGTGTCCCGCCCTGGTTGATTGCTGGATTGAGCGGAGATATCGTCTGCGCAGATAATGAACCGCTAAGGGCAAAAAACAGTCCGATGGCTATGCGCTTCACAGCCCACTTTTACCGCCTAGTCCAGATTTACCGCCCATACCGCCGCCGGCGACACTAGGTGTTTGCGTAGCGTTTTTAAGCGCAACCGTGAAAATCGTCCATTGGCCGGTCGTATTCGTCGTTGCGGTCCCGGTATAGGTTCCCGTCGACGTGACGTTCTGGTCCTCCAGAAACCCGGAATGCCCTGTGCCGCCGTTCTGCTTCTCAATGGTGTAACTCGTTCCGGCTGTGAAGGTCGCGCCGCTGACTGGCTGAAACCCCACAGCTACGAGGGTGTCTACAGCCGTCCCTGTTACGCAGTTTCCAGTCGCCAAACTTGTAGAGTTACCAGACCCACTACATTCCGTATCCACGACAGCCGATGTCGCCATATTGTTGTACTCAGCGCTGAAGCCATTGGATGCTACGCTGGCCGACAGCGTGAATACAACGCTCATGCATCCGCCCGCAGTCAGCGCCGTATAAATCGCAATAGAATTGCCGGTGCCGCGGAATGGAGAGCCAGGGACCGCCGTAAAGCTGTCGCTGCAACCGTCGCTTATGGTTGTGACTGTAGATGTTGCGTCGGCCCAACCGCAAGCTATGACGATCGTGTTGTTCGCTGTCGTATTTGAGGGGAACCCTGTGGAGCAATCAGTCCCAGAACCGTTTCCACTTTCATTGCTTTGAACGGGAGGCGCGCCGCCAGTAGCATGGACCGGAGCGCACCACGCCAGCGTGGCGAGCAATAGAACAAACGGTAGGAGCAATCGTCGTTGTGTCATTGGAGACTCTACTGGTACCACACCGAACAATAACTCCCGCGCTTCACGATGAAGTTGTCCGTCCCGGTCGTCGTGGCTACATAAACACCAAAGACGCCGGGCGTAGCGTTGGATGGCTGCTCAACCGTTCCATCCAGTTCCGCCTTCCATATCGTCGTGATCGCACTGGGCGTGAACGTGACCACGGCAGTAGGCGTCGTAGAGGCCAAGGCTGTAAGCGTTCCGGTTACTAAAACGCTCGTTGACGTAAACGCGGTTCCGCTGGCGTTCGCCTGCGTTGGCGCGGTTCCGGTTATCCCGATTCCGAAACTGTCGGATACAGCCGATGTTCCCTGGTCGTATATGATGCCGCAGTGAAAGCTGATGACCACAGCCTTACTGACCGGCAGGGTTGTACTGAGGCCGGTAATCAACTGGAGCGTAGTGCTCGTCGAATCGGTGAAATCGGAGGCGACGGTGAGAAGCACCGGAACGGGATGGTAGCTCTCTGTGCAAATAGCTGAAGCGCAACCGTCGGTCTGCTTGTAAGAGGCAATGTTTGGAGCGGCACCTGGCCTCGTAATCGTGTATGCCGTCACGGCGGTAGGCGCTTGGTCGATGATGCTGTTCGCCGGAATGTTCGTGTTGGCGGTCGTGTTCGTCGCACCCTGAGCCAAGTAGACAAACCCCGCGTTGGCTCCGGCGACCTGAACGACGCCGGCGAGACCTGCGGTTCCAGATCCGCCCGTGCCCGCCGCGCCGGGCGTCAGAACGATGCTTCCGCCGTTGGCGTTGGTGCCCGTTCCGGCGCCTGCCCCTCCTGGGCCAGCCGTCAGATTGAGCGCGCCGCCCGCACCACCCGGAGCGTTACCGCTTGCACCGCCTCCGGTTCCAGTCGTCAGCGTGACCGTGCCGCCAGCGCCTCCGGTCCCTGCGGTCGCACCGGTTGCCGCGCCACCGTTACCAGCTACAAGCGAAAGGAGCGAGCCAACACCCGCAGTACCCGTTGCGGTTGAGTTGCCGCCACCCGTCAAACCAGTGATAGAAAAAAGCGTTCCCGCCGACAAGCCCGGGCTAGTAGCGGAGGACGCGATAGCCGTGCCCTGCACCAGCATCTCGCCAGTCACACCCGCCGTGCCTGAGCCGCCAATACCGGCTTTGCCGAGCGTAAAGACCACGTTGCCGCCGTTGGCGTTCGCTCCGGTGCCCAGCGACGCGCCGCCGTTGCCCGTCGTCAGATTGAGCGCACCGCCAGCGCCTCCGACCGCGTTCGTGCCCGTGCCTGCGCCGCCAGTGCCTGAGTTAAGAGAAACGACCGAACCGACGCCCCCTGTGCCCGCCGCATTGGACGAAGCACCGCCCGCGATACCGACTACGTTGAATAGTGTCCCGGTAGCGATCCCCGCCGTACCGGCCACGGACGCTGGAGCCGTACTGGTGATTAGGAATTGACCATTGACGCCGGGGGTTCCTGTCGTTCCTCCCACGCCAAGCGTCACGCTGAAATTTCCGCCGTTGCCGCTGGTGCCCGTCGCTCCGGCATTGCCACCGTTTCCGGTTATTCCGAAGTGTCCCCCGCCGTTGCCGCCGTTATTGGTTGTCGTGCCACCGCCCGCACCTCCGTTGCCTTCCGTGATTGTCCACGAACCACCCGCCCCGCCGTTTCCGGTCGTGGCACCGCCAGCCGACCCATTGCCACCCAGTAGCACGTAACCCGCGCCGATGCTGCCGGCATTGGAAGCTCCGGCCAAACCACCAGCAGCGGCGGCGGTGACGTTGATGATGTTGGGGGCGGCAGCGTTCGCTGGACCATTGGCTCCCTGTGTGAGTTGTAGGGCTATGGAGGTCGAGGTCGTCAGCGTCGTAATCTGATGTTCCACGGCGCCCGCCGTGGTCGCAGCCGTCGTCTCTCCTGTGGTCAGGCAGGTTGTGCCGCTGGTCAGTGCGCAGTTGAAGATGAGCGGATTGTTCCCATCTGCAAAAGTAGCTATAGCTCCCGTAGGACTGACGACTTGGTTGAGCGGAATATTCGGAAGATCGCCAGTCGCTATAGCTCGGAAGGCTGGGGCGGTAGCTGTGGCGAACAGTGCATGGGTCGTAGTGGTGTCCGCCGCTGTGGACACAGGCGCTCCGCCAGCGCCGCCGCCGTAAACCACTCCGTAATGAGTCAAAGCGGCCGAGGATGCCCAACTCGTAGCGGTGTTGAAATATGGAATGCCGCCACTGGTTCCGGCTATGGTCAACGTGACCGCTCCGGTGGACGCGCTGTTGGTAATCACCGTCCCATCACCGCTAACACTTGTCACCGCACCGGAGGCGCCATTCCCAGTCTGCCCCTGCATCTGCCAGTTGGCACCGTCAAACTCAAGCAGGGTGTCCTGTCCCGCTAGGAAATCGTTGGCCGCAATAGCCGTTCCACCGCCTTGCTTCTTTACCGGAGCCGCGGAAGTGCTATTCACATTGAGCGTCATCGCTCCGGTGCTGGCTACGTCAGCTTGGAACAGAATCACATCGCCATCGGCGGGCGTGAAGGAAGGCGACGTGGTACAGGTATAAGTGGTTCCCGAGCCCGATGCAGCCAAACAGGTCAACGGTGTTGATTCGTTGTGCGCCGTTGGATTTGTCGAGATTGCTCCGGCCGCCGAGATAGAGATGGGGAGCGTTCCGCTTAGACCGGAACTGCCAACATTCCCAATCGGGATCGCGTTCACAAAGGAGAGTGTGTTGACGTTCGCGGCGTTCGTTCCCAGCAAGTAACCCGTAGCGGATACGGCCGGCAGGATGAATTGGTAGTTTGTGATCCCGCTGGCTGGGCAGGATATTTGAATGTTCGCCGCTACTAGAGTCGGCGCGGTTCCCGCCGAACACTGGAAATAGCCGGCACCGGAGCCAGTTGCCGTGTAGCTCGCGCCGGTAGCGTTTCCAGAGACATCCACCTTAAACTGAGTCGAATTACCGACGCGTAGGTCCATGAGCACTGACGCGGCAGCGCTGCTCGTATTGGTGACGTTCTCAAGGATGCCTTCGCCGGTTAACCCAGAATTATTCCAGGTGCTTTCAAGTTGCAGAAGCGGCGTGGCAACAGTATTCGTGATGCTTCCCTGGGCAATCTCTAGAGGAGTCGCTGTCGAATTGGTCGCCGTGCTGATCGAATGAACAGCTTGATTCGCTAGCCCATTTGTCAGTGTGCCGTTGGTCGCGGCAGATGTTTCTCCGAAGGCAATGCCGTCCTGAGCGTCTGTAGTCTGCGCCCAATTCCAGGTTTGAGGATTGTTACCGTTGGCGATGGTGTTGGCACCCGTAGCAACAGTGATCGCCGACAACGCTGTCGCTCCGCCTCCGCCGCAGTTTGTCGAGCCAGAGTCAGACAGCAGCACATTTCCGCTAGATACAGTGGCCTGAATACAATGCCCCGTAGTCGGCGCGGAAGCGAAGGGTGCCACAATAGCGTCGGCTGCGTTGGCCCAGACGTGTATGTTGTTGGCGGTCGTGTCTAGGCCGAGTGTACTGTTAACGTTCGCTGCGAAACCAACTCCTTCGGGGACCTCCATCGTCGCGGATGTGAAGTCCTGTAGTCCAGCGGTGTAGACGTTCGTTTGATCAGTGTAGACCGTCGTTGCGAGTAATACTCCTTTCGCTGGCACTCCGGTCGCACTGGCTTGCAATCCACCACCGAGGACTACGGCGTTATTGGTGAGCGCGGCAGCACTGGTCACGCACGTCGCGCAGGCGATGGTTCCGGTCGTGGTGATCGTTCCGCCGGTGATCGGAGAGGTCGTGGCAATACTGGTGACGCCAGCACCACTTCCGGTCGCAGCGGCCGTAATTCTTCCTTTGGCGTCTACCGTAATGTTCGCATTTGTGAAGGAGCCCACATTCGCGTTGACAGTAGCCAGCGTGGTAACACAGGAACTACCGGGTGTCGTTATGTCTCCGGTCAGTGTCGGCAATGCTCCGCAAGGTAAGCCGGTCGCATTGGTCAACACTAGGGCAGAAGGAGTACCAAGTGCCGGGGCCACCAAGGTTGGCGACGTCCCGAAAACTAGTGTCCCGGTTCCATTTTCATCTGTGACTGCGGCTGCTACTTGGGACGAAGTAAGAGAACCAGCCGCCAAGGCATTCGCGGTTACGGTTCCCGTTCCCGTGGGGCCAAGGGATGCGCCGGTTCCGACCAGCATCGCTGCCTGTGTATTTGTGGCGCTTGTCAAGGCGCTGAATGCGGTGGCCGCCGTAGCGGAAGCGGTTATCGTCAGCACTCCTCCAGAATTAGAGCAGGTAGTGTTCGTGCCGCAGTTGAAGATCGAAGCGACTCCTATTCCGCTTCCACCGTTCTGAAAAGTCAGGCCACCACTTGCGGCCGTGTCCAAGGTTCCATTTGTGGTTACGAAATGCCAAGTTCCAGTTGGCACATCGAATTGAACGATCCCAGGAGCTCTACTTTGTCCGTAAAGTGGCACCGTTGCCATCAGAAGCAATACGGTCAAAAATAGTTTTCGCATGACTCCTTCCTTGGCCTTACGCCATCTTTCGTGCGCTACTCTAGCCAGAACTGGCCACTTGTCAACGTCAGTTCGACGGCATCAGCGTAAAGACCATCGTTGGTACAAATGGTGTCGTATTGACGATTTGCACCGCGTCGGCTCCGTTAGAAGTCTCGAATTGCAACTTTATAGTGTGCGATGCGCCATCGCCGGCAATTACCCAGTTAAGCGCGAATGGAGTAGGTAGGGCGATTCCTCCACCGTAAGACTCCGTGCCGACAATCTGTGTAGCGGGAACTGAGTCGTACAGATAGACGCGCACGGTTGCAATGCCCGTCGCTGATAGTATTTCTCCAGAACAGGCGATACCCAAATTCCAGCCAGTCGGAATCGTCACGATGTATTGCAGATTGACGGTGTCTACATCGACGACGCTTGTATCACCAGAATGGCTATAATTCCCTCCGCTTGGCCCCTTTTTAAGTGTGCGAGTGTTGGTCTTATAGTCAACGAGCGTGCTGGTCGTGCTGGGAATCGTCTCGATGTGCGTTCCGTCCACGCTGATTCCGCCCGCAAAAGACTCCAAAGCAGCATGTGACTCAGTTCCAGTGAAGGCGTTGGCGCCGTTCAGTAGGGGCACGTTGTTTGCCGCTATTCCAGCATCTCCGGCAGTCGTTGCTGTCACGTATTCCACCAAATGCCCCGGCGTGCCAGAGTTCACGGGAGGTGGCGGACTTCCACTCAGGGGAGGTTGTGCATCGAGATTGAAGGAGGCTCCGGTGATAATGAATCCAAATTGCGTAACCGGTTGCCCGTTATACCAATACTCCGCAGTGTAATAGGTGTTCGTCGGAGCGATCACGTCGTTCCCACATATCGTCTGGCTCACTACGCCACCAGCGACAGGGAAAGAATCCACAACCGAAGGCACTATCGCTCCCGCTGCACACACTCCCGTTCCGGTCCCGTTAAGGCGAGGAACATTACCGCCAAGATTCTGAAGGCGGAAGCGGATAAATACTTGGTTCGTAGCAACGCCGCCAGCGCTGATGACGTGGCCGGTGACGGTCGTCTGCGCATGTGTGTAGGAGCTACACAAAAACACCAACAGTATTGCTAGAAGAGCTTTTCTCATGTGTGGCCGACCCCCTGAACCCGGATACTTTCCAACCCTTGCGTGTAGCAGGACACCCAGAATGAGATAAAGCCGCTGTAGCCAGAAGGAACTGGAAGTTCAGCAAATAGGTTGTTCGGACTGTTCACGTCAAACACTCTATTGTTGTCCCCGCCGCCCGCTACGTTGTCCCACCGATAAATGTAGTAGCCGAGTATTCCGCTAAGGTTCGCCGGTGGTGCCCATGCCACGTTGAAATGGGTACTGTCGAATACGACCGAGACCCCGCGCGGCGGCTGAGGTCGGCGCCGCGTGCTGATCGTTCTCGTTTCAACGGCTAGGTTCTCTCTCATAAACCGCTGTAGAAGCGGCTGGGCTCGGGACATATCCTGTGGGAGTTGATAAAACACTATCTGCCCTCCGGTCGTTCGGCTCCGAGCTTCAAATCGACCATGTTGACGACGCCGTATGTCGGAAGGGGTAAGAAAACTGGATCCGTCAGTGCGAATGACCCGTCGGCAGGATGCGAAGTCAGTTGCAAGCGCGAATACAGCCAGCGCCCTTCTCCAAACATTTTAGCTGCCCACCGTGAAGGCTCGCCCGGAATCTGCTCAATCTCTGACTGGGTGAACTGTGCCAGCGTGTTGTTGTAGTCCTTTGTCCATGACACTTGTAGGTTCCCATCACCTTGCCATTCCAGTTCTACGAGTCCAGGCCGATTTGGCCCGAGGCCAACAAGTCCAATGTAGTCCCCTGAATACACCGTTCCGTTGTCGGAACTGCTGCCATCTTCAAGCTGCGCAATAACTCCCTCTTTCGCTCCCGCCCACAAGCGCATCCTGCCGGAAGTGTCGTAGACGTTGAATCGCGGCGTGTATCCCGCGCCGGCGAAGGTGTTGACCGTCACACCGTTGTATTGGAAGTTGTACCCCTGTCCGTGCGGGCTGCGCTCGTCCTGCAATCGGAAGTCGTGGACTACGATCACCACATTGCCGTTCGCATCGAAGCCTCGCACCACTACTTCGTCCGTCAGATTGATCGGGTCGCGCAGATAGGCCAACTCGACCATGTTGGAACTGGCCCGAGAAATCTTGCCAAGCAACGCAGCTTCGTACTCGTCGCTAACCGAAATCACGCCATCGCTCATAAATGTGCAGAGTTCCCCTTCTGCGCTGAACCAGAAGGGACCATAGGGCGTCTCGACAAAGGCACGCTGTCCAGGGCACCCGCCTGGATACGGACCACGCCAAGGATTTGCCCCTTGCTGCTGAAGGAATTGCGACCAAATGAACAGCGCGGTGCGGCTGTAGAACCATCCTTCGAGGCGGTACGCATGGATCGCCGTCGGTTCCTCGCCGCTCGGCAGTATCTCCGTCTGATCCGGAGGCCAGCTTTCTTCCGGGTTCCCGACGTAGTTCGCGTTGGTGATGTCCGATATGTCGTTCGAGTAGTACATCGTCGGACTGCCCGACAATGCCCCGAAGACGCGCGTGCCTACGCGAGCGAACTTGTCCAGCATCGGCGGAACGTAGTTTCGGGAAGGCATTTGCGAAAGCACATCGACCGGCCCAATCAGCAGCGTGGCCTGAGTCGCATTGTTCGCCGCAACGATGTGATTCCCGTTCCCGTCGGTCAGCCAGTAGGGTACTTGACCGCCATCGTTGGTTCGTCCGAATGCCTTTACCCACTCCGGATTGATCGCAGACAGGTTCGGCAGGCTCGTAAGAGACAGGGCGACTGTGCTGTAACTGGTGTTGGTCAGCAAGCCGCCGATCGGAATGGCGTTCCCCATGTGCTGCGTGATCGGATTGTAGTAAGCCATCCAGAACTGATAGCCGGAAAGTTGCGTCAGCGTCCAATTACCGGCGGCGTTTGTCGTGAAGTTGACCGCAACCGGAAGTGGAGAACCTTGGCTATGAATTGAGACGTTTACTGCGTCCAAGCTAAGAATCACACCAGAACCGTTGTGACCAGATACCCACACCACCACATTAAAACTTGGATCGTTCAGATTCGTAGGGGTCCAACCTGAATCTCCCCATAAGTCACTGATGGAACCAAATATCAAGGGCACATCAGATGTCGAGCTAAATAGTTGTTGCTTGGGACTGCCTACGGCTACCCCCGCTCTGTACAGTTGCACATTCACATAAAGCTGGGTTCCCGGCGGAGATCCGCTTCCTTGGACATGTCCTGTGAGTGTCACCGTAATTCCCTGTGGCGTACTGGCTGGGACCGCTAAGGAGAATCCACTGAGCAAATTGTCCGATGTTCCATGCGCAATGTTCGAACCGGCTGTTGCGTAGACTCCATCCGGAGCGCCAAGAGCATTCCCAATGTTATTCCATAGATTCCCACCGTTGGCGGCGGTCGAATTGGAGTTGGCATACGCAGTCGTGTCGTAAACAACTACCGATTCACCATTCGGATTCGGAGCGCGAATCCCCACCGGTCGAAGCGTAACTCCATCCCACTGCTTGAAGTCTGTCCCGTTCGATATGAACACTGAATTGCGGGCCCGGAAGTGTCCCCAGGGATTCGAGTTTGACAGCGTGGCTATCTGCGTCGATACGCCGCTGCCCATGTTGAATTGATAGAGACCAGCGAGTTTCCCGTACAGAGCGAACTGAGGCCCGAGATAGGAAGCAGAAAATTGTTCGTAGTACAGGAGCGAGTGGATCGTCGTCGCGCCGGCGCTGTCGTTCGTCGCCGGCATGGGCACCGAGTACCCGGAACGAAGTCGGAGTTGACCGCTGGCTATCGGCGAGAAGTTCAGGCAGCGGATTGCTCGGTTGATGGGAAAGTTTGCGGGGTTAGACCTGCTATCGACCCCGCCGAAGCTGAAGTTCTCTTCCTTTTTGACTGGCATGGGCTAGTAGGGCGGGTTGCCGGTTCCTGATCCCGAGGAATAGCCCCCGTACCCGCGCCCTCCGCTAGCCGACACTCCCGGCCGAGTGGTTTTCATATGCTGGGCGAACTGCTGAGAGAAAGACTTGATGCGAGCCGCCGAGACTTTGAACTGCTCGTATCTGGCGTTGGCGGTTACAAACCGAGGATCATTCTGGCTGTAGAGGAACTCGTACACTCGACGTTCGAGCACGTAAACAAGTCCCCAATGTAATTGGCGCGGAATCAGCGGTATTACATCTGTGCCGAAATCGTTGACCATCGGCACGGCATAGTAGGTTCCTGCGACTGTGTAGACCGCATCGGGTGGAGCGCTCAGAGTCAACTGTTGAAAACTACCAGGAGTGAAGAAATAGCCGTTTTTCGGAATCATCCCTTGAACAGACTGGCCACCATAGATCGAGGCAATCTGCTGCGAGGCGTTGAAATTCGGATGAACCATGTACGGCCAGTTGACCGGAAGCGCATTGACTACGAACAGTTCCTCGATTTCAACGCAGTCAGGATTGCTGCAGCCGGCGGCGGTGCTATTCGATGGAAGTCCGAGGTCGTAGTTCTGTACGCCGATTTGCGTCTGGAAGGATAGGGCCTTGCGGCGCCACCAATAGTGTTTTTCTTGGCAGAACTCGTCAATTCCAGTCCAGAACTCAAAGCGAGGATCGAACTGGCCCTTATTGGTCGCACGTCCTTCTGTGCGTCCCATGACCTGATTAATAATGGTCGTCGCTGTTAGCCCGGCTACCGGCATGAGTCCTCAAGCAGCTACGAGGCTTGGTTTGTTCTCGCGCTGCGGTATTTCCTCTCCGTTCTTCTTCGCTTCCTCGATGTAGGCCCGATAGTCGCGAATGCTGTACGCGTATGCGCCAATGTGCCCTGGCAGAATCTGCGGGTCGGCAAAGATGCGGAATCCAAGGCGCTTCGCCTTCCAGCAGAACGACAAGTCCTCTCCGAACTGGCCCACTTGGTTGTCAACGATGTCGTCCAGAAACTCGAACCACCAGCAGTCCGTGGCGCTCCAATTCCCTTCCTCTTTGGCCTTGTTTACGACAGACTTCCTCTTTTCCGACCGCTTGGCCCAGTAGGCGATAATCGGCCCAGGGTTGGCGCTATCAATCTTCCGCAGGTCGCGCTGGATCTCGAACTCGCAGTTCAAGTACGCCTCGGCCATTCGCTCGAACACCTTTCTGGTGACCAGCATGAACGCCGCTCCGGCACCGTCAATTTCCATGAGCTTCAGTGAATCCCAGTCCCACTCGATCGGTTCCTGGAAGCAATGTCTCTCTGCGTTCCAGAAGCGGATGTTTGGCCGCGGCGGGTCGCGTTTGACTGTGCAAATACCGGCCACGATGTCCTGCTTGTACGAAATGAGCCGTTGCAGGTAGTCGGTTTCGACCACCATATCATCGTCCATCAAAAGGAAGTAGTCCGCCGGTGGCCGGCCGTCCTGCGGCTGACCGTTCAAAGCCAATGCGAGCACTTGGTTGCGAGCCCAGTGGATTACCGAACTCAGATACGTTGGCGGCATGAGTCTGACGCTGTGCTTTCCGTTTGGACACTTCCAGGGCTCGTGGATCATTCCGCCGCGCTGATCGCGACACAGGCAATTCGCTTTCTGTAGCATCGCCATCAGCGGCCCATTAGCCTCGGCGTGCATCCCGCGGTAAGAAGGAATCACGATGTCTACTGTCGCCATCTAGGTGGCCTCGACTTTCTCTCTGCCCGGGGCCAGTAGCCCGCGGTGGGTTATCTGCACTCCAAGATTGACGTTGTGGGCGCTCTCGCCTTCGTCCGGCGCTGGGACCGGTATGAGCCGAAACGCTTCGTCTGGACTCTGGCCCACTACCAAGGTGGTGTTCGGGCTGGTGTGGCGCGATTCGAGGTTGGTGCCGAGCTTCATAAAGACCGTGTTGTACGTGACTCGGTAGAGGTTCGTCTTCACTGGAATTGCCCTATCGGCGGTCTCTTACCCAACACTACTTCGGCGGCCTCTGGCGAGATGTAGGCCGTGTCCCGCCGGTTGCGTGCGGCCCGCTCGCTGGCCTTGTCGATCCAGTCCATGTTCATCTGGTGGGTTTTGGCCTTGCCGTAGGCTTCCTCGCCCACCCAAATCTTCCGGCCTGTGTAAAGGGCTGGGTTCTTCAGGTAGTCGTAGCAGGCGGGACACCCCTGAATCTTCGTCAGCTTTCCGGTCGTGCGGTTCGACCGGAAGCCAGTGATGATCTTCGAGGTTTCCAGCTTGCATCTTTTGTTTGGGCAGCGCATTTGTGTAGGTCCTACACAACTACAGTTTCTTAGCCAATCCTCGCCGTTGCGAACCTGACAATCTTCGCCTGTTTAGCGGCTGAAACTGGCGATTCTCTGGATACTCTGCTTCAGGTTCGGCATCGTGCTGCGGTGAAGGACCATGTTCTCGCTCGTAGGAGCGTTCCACGGATTCAGAATACTCATCGTCCGGTGAACCGGCGGTGTATATCTTTCCAGTTCCTTCAGGATGAGTGGCAATATTTGCTCTATCCCTTGCAATTACCTTCGAGCGGTCATTCTCGGCTTTTAGGTTGGCGTCCATATACGCCTTGTCGGTGAGCGGTGCGTGTGTAGAACTTATGTCAGCACCACAATGCGGACACCGCTGGTCGCTGTTTCCGTTGGCCATCGTTGGCCTCCGTTAATCCGGTGAAATGCCAGCCGCTTCGAGCTTCGCGCGCAGCCGACCTTCTTCCTTCTTCCGTTCCTCGAGCTGCTGGTTCATGGCGGTAACTTGCCCCGCCTGGCGCCGCAGTCGTTCGTTCGCGCTCAAGACGTGGGAGTAATACTCTTCCCGGTCGCGCGTGATGCCCCAGGCTGGACCGCGCAGGTCCATCAAAGCAATTTCTTCCGGGTCGCTGGTCGTGTACATCCCGTTGTGGAAGTGGATGGCCTTTTCTGGCAGAAGAATCGCCTGTCCGTCGGCAGAGATGCGCTTCTCCCCGCCCGATACGTGGATGATCTCCGAGGACGGATACTTGTCGATCCAGTGATAGAAGGTCACCGGTCCCTGCGAAACTTGCGGTTCGTCAATGACCGCGACGGGCGGTTGATCGGACGCCCCCGGCCCTTGCACCCGACTGCCAACTCCTGCGAATGCCTTGCTCATACATTCCTCCAATCAGGTTGGTTGCCGCTGTAGGCTACCCGCACAGCGGCAGAAGCGGGCTGTTTGGTGAAACTTTCTACTGGTACGTGTTTACGCCATACATTCTTGCATGACGTTTCTCAAACCTGACCACCCAAGCCCCTTCAGTAAGATACTCGTCACGGTACAAATCTGCCCCGTCTTTTACCACATCGATCAGCAGTTGCGTGTCGCGGTTCTCGCCGTTTCCGACAAGAGGAGCGAACTCGATGCTGTCGATGTCCAGGGCGTAAGCCTCAGAGCCCCAGCCAGCGCCGCTCGACGTGATCGGCGAGTTCTGGAGGTTGAGGTCGCGGGTGACCATCAGGTCGCCGTGGTTGGTTGCGTAGCGAGTCAACTTGACCCCGTACACATCATCCCCAGGCGCGAGGCGCAGTTTGTTGTTGGCGTATGTGTCCAGCGCGGATATTACGGTCGGGGCGGCGACGAACAGCTTTTCGCTACCCTCGTAATATTGGCTGAACGCCGTCTGGATGAAGGTTAGGAACCCGCCCTCAGTCAGTGTGGTGTTGGCGTTGTAGACGTTCGTGACCAACCGGTTCTTGAGGCCCATCGTGGTTCGGACGGTTCCCGGCAGAGCCAGGTTCTCCGAAGGATGGGACCACAGGCCGGCCGATTCGATGTCTCGGCGATGCTCTTCGAGTATCTTCCGGCGCTGGAATAGCCGGTCATTCGACGGCCCGAAGAGTGCTTGCGCCACTTCCGACTTCGTGACGCTTACCGGACGGCGGAAAATCTGCGTGTAGGACACCAGCACAGACTTCGCCGTTGTTCGCGGAGTTCCGAACGCCGCGCCTTCAGGAAACGCAGGGGCGAGGATACGCAGGTCAGCAGTTGCGCCGATGGTGTTGGCACCGGAACCGCCGATACCGCGGGTGACAGTCAACGTGCCGCCGGCGATGGCAGTGACCTGGACGACTTCCTCGACCACGGTGGCCGCATACGTGCCCGGTATCGCTACCAGGTCGTTGACGGCAAAGATGGTCGGGTCAACTACGAAAACGCCAGTGGCGACGGAACTGTAGTTCGTGGTGCCGTTCGAGACTTGGCCCCACACTTGGAGGTAATCGTCTTCGATCCACTCGACGCGGGCTGCGTTGGTTGGTTTCTTGCGGTTGCCGATCTTTGTAACCAGCGTGAGGATCGGGGTGAGACTCGGGTTGAGGAGTACGTCGTCCTCTCCGATAAATTGTCGCTTCTGAACCGTTTCTACATACGCCTGGTCAATGGACCGGGCAACAGTGATAGCGGCCATGAACTACGAACACCCTGCGAATCGACTAGCGGCTGTGCTCCTTCAACATTCGGGAGAATCGGCCACCAGACCCGCCCGCGTTCACCAGTTGGTCGATGAACTGTGAGCCTGTCCGGCCTCGGCTAGCAGATGCGCTTCTGGAGCTCCCCGGTGGCGTTCTGCCGGCGGCAACCTTGCGAGCCCGCGAGACTGCAAGCTCCTTGCCTTTCGCTACGGCAGACCTGACTAGGTTTACATCGACCCCTTGCCCGCGTGCCATCTTGTACGCGGTCTTGATCTTGGCGACGAGGTTCTTGTGAGCATCCTTGGAATTGAACACAGCGTCTTTGAGTTCGGAGTCCATGATGCGCTTGATGGTTCCGTTCTCGATCAGCTTGTCTATTCCTGGAAACGCTGCGGTTCCGGCTTGGTCCGTGGCGCCGACAACTTCGTCAATCGCCCGTTCTCGACCGGCTATCGAAATGATGGTCTTGAACTCCGGATAAGCCGCTTCCACAGCTCGAGGCGTGGCCTGCATGATGGACGGAATCGCATCCCCGATGAGCAACGCTCCGAACATGGTGAATGTTTCCGCCAGTCCGTTGGCCTGCTCCTGAGTCAGCTTCACGTCCTTACCCGGCCAGAGTGCTTCGACAAACTTCTGGCCGAACTCCATAGCCACTTCGGGAACGATTGCCGCCTTGGCGTAGTCGCGGGCTCCTGCCAAACGCTCCTTTTGAATCTCTTGCGGAGTCTTGGCCGGAGCTGCTGGTGCCGCTGGCGCTGCCTCGGTTTCCTCTTCTTCCTCGTCTTCGGGTTCTCTGGTCTGCAGCTCGGAGATTTTCCGGCCGCGGTCCATCAGTTCCCGAAGCATTGCCCTGTCGCCTGCGTCGTTGGGGTCTAACGTCTTGCCGAATTGCTTGGAGTAGTGTGCAGCCGCTTTGGCGTAGGCAGATTCAGCGAAGTCGGTTTCAAGCTCATCGAGATTGAATTCCTCTTCGGCTTCTCCCTCGCCACCCTCTCCACCGCCATCGGGAGTCTCTTCGGTCCCGGTTTCGGTTTCGTCGGGTGTGGCTTCTCCTTCTCCTGGTCTGGTTCCTTCCTCGACGTTGGGTTCATCGCCAGCCACCGGGGTATCCCCCGTAGCGGTGTCCTCGGTCTCGGTGGGCGTGAGATCCGCCCCAAGCAAAGACGTTATCCGGTCTTCGCCAGGACCAGCCTCTGTTTCTGTTAAGGGTGAAAGTAACAGCCTATTCCACATCGTTGCTCTCTCTGCCTAACTCGTCGCTAGGCTTTGAATTTGCCGCTCTTCGCGGCAGAAACTTTATGAACCCTGCGGCTCAATCTTGATGCTCAGTGAATTGCGCACTTCGCCAGTCGTGAAGTCTTTACTCTGTGACCCGAAGGCACTGACTGAAACAGTTTTTTCGGGAGGCTGCGATTCGAGCGACTTGTCGATCAGCGCGGCGGCTCCCAGTCGGATGCCTTCCTCTGGCTCTTCACACTTTGACTTCGTAAAGGCGTCCGCAATTTGCTGCCTGACTTCCGATGCCTTTCCGGTTCCACCAACGCTCCAACTCATCGAAGCCTCCTAAACTTGGTTGCGGGAGCGTGATTTGAACACGCGACCTTTGGGTCATTGAACCCAACGCGCTACCGGGCTGCGCCATCCCGCGAATCGGATAGTACCCGTTTGTGTAGCTCCTACACAACTACAAACCCAAAACGTAGGCGAATATCAGCGGGGCGACGATCGCGGCATCCGACTCGATGACGAACCGCGGCGTTTCCTTCCCGAGCTTCTCCCACGTAATCTTTTCGTTCGGCACGGCCCCGGAGTAGCTGCCGTAGCTCGTAGTCGAGTCGCTGATCTGGCAGAAGTAACTCCACAGCTTCGCGTCAGGCATCTTCAGGTCGTTGCGCAGCAACGGCACCACGCATATCGGGAAGTCGCCGGCGATGCCGCCGCCGATCTGGAAGAAGCCTACCTCACCCTTTCCCTTCGTCTCTTCGAGATACCAGTCGTGCAGCGCCATCATGTAGTGGATGCCGCCCTTGACGGCGTGCGGGTCTAGTTCTCCCTTGATGCACAGCGAGGCAAACATATTGCCGAGGGTGCTGTCTTCCCATCCTGGCACAAAGATTGGCAAGTCTTTTTCGCTGGCCGCGACCATCCAAGAATCTTTCGGGTCAATCTCCATGTGATCTTCGAGGCGGCCTTCGCGGATTGCTCGGTAGAGGTATTCGTGCGGGAAGTGGGATTCCCCGGCCTCGGTGGCCTCTTCCCAGTATTCCCGCACGATGTCCTCGATCGCCATCATGGCTTCGCGCTCTGGTATGCAGGTGTCTGTGACGCGAGGCAGCTCGGCGGCGAGTAAGGATTCCTCATCTTCCGCTGTCAGGTCACGGTAAGACGGCAGGCGCAGGTACTTGCTGTGCGCCACAAGGTTGAACAGGTCTTCTTCGAGGTTCGCGCCGGTCACGCAAATGCCGTGAATCTTGCCAGCGCGAATCATCTTCGCCAAGCAGACGCCTATCTCTCCTGTGCTCATGGCGCCGGCCATCGCTAGGAACATCTTTCCGCCGCGGTCGATCAGTTCACAGTAGGCTTCGGCGGATTCTTTGAGCGTGGCGGCGTTGAAGTGGCGGTAATACTCGGCTATGAAGCGACCAACAGGCCCGAGGTTTTTCTTGTCAGGCGGTTCCGCTGGCACGCCGGAGTAGATGTGCCCCGGCATCGTGGGAGGCGTTGAGAGCGTCGGCGGCTTGTTCGGTACGACCATCTATTGTTTTGCCGATACGGCTACGGCCTCCGAACGTGGATTCTTGCAGTCCGAGTGATGCACGTCCTTCTCGCTTCGGAACCAGAGCGGCCCGGTGCCATTCCATGAGTTCGTCCAAGGGCTGTAGCCCCACACGAAGCGACCACCGCAATCCGCGCAGCGCGAGAACGCCCACCGCTTAAAGTCCTCCAGCGGGTGAATCTGTATCTTCCAGTGCCAGAAGTGCCAGCGAACGGGATAGCGCCATCGGAACTCACGTATGTAGCAGGAGAAAATACCCTCAACTCGCCGCCTCATGTCCTCTCGATCGCAAGTCTCTACGAACTCACCATACTTGCAGGTTGGGTTGTTTACATCACAGCTTTCGTGGTCCTCTCCATGATTCGGGCATGGCAGGGAGATGAACTGCGAAAACCAGTTGCGCAGGTTGTCGTACTCGTTGTCGATGAGAGATGCGGCGAAAGCCTTTTCCTTTGTCGTCAGTGGACGCCTGAACCAGTGACAAGAATCATCTGAGCCACCCTTCTCGGGATCGACGTGCCAGATCGTTATGAAGGTGCTCCTGTATCCGTTCGGCCACGTCTTCGACGGCGGTTGGCTTCTCCACGGATACTTGATGTCAAAGGCGACTGTCATTGGGTCGTGCATGGCGGGATATTACCCCTTTCTTTCAGCAAGTACAAACTGCGTGTTCACGTCTGCCCGGGCGTAGTGCCGCAGCACGCGCCAACCAGACCTCTCGAACATCTGCGCGAAGCTGTCCCCGGTCCAGGCCCACAGGTGGTACTCGTAGAAGCTGGCTGGCGTTTCGTTGCAGGGAGAACTGGCAACGATGAACCGACAGCGCTCCCCGCGAGCAAATTGCAGCTTCCACAGTAACTCGTGTGGAGAGACTAAATGCTCCAAGAATTCAGTTAGAACGACACAGATTCCTGCTGTGGGCCTATCGTTGAGAACATCGTCATCGTTTACAACATCGAAGAGAGATACATTCTCTTCGTAGATCGTTCGCGCATATTCTACTGCTTTTGGAGATAGGTCGTAGCCCCATCGGCTTTCATAGCCGCGCTCGCCAAGTGTGTGAAGTAAGCCCCCATTTCCGGCTCCCCAGTCCGCGATGCTGGCAATCTTCTGGATGTGCGATTCAATGAGGCCAGCCGCTTCGAGCAACCGCCCGCGGTGCATCCCTTCCTGATTGATGTGATCGGAAACTTCCCGCTCGGCGTACCACGCAGCGTCCCCAGGACGGCCGGCGGCAGGATCAGGCTTGTCGAACAACTTGAACTCCATTGGATTATCCTTTCAGCGTTACGGTGTGCCGACCTTCTGGGTATCTGTTCTGCCAGTCGTCGTGAAACCCATGCTCTACTTTCTGGCAATCGCAATATGTCGTTCCCATCTGAATGAACACAGGCATTCCGGCTTCTGGGAACAGGGCGGCTATTGCCTCTAGCTCCTTGATCAGGTCGCGCAGCTCAATAGCCATGCGGGTTCTCCATTACCGTTCTGCTTTCTTACGCAACTCATTCAACTTTGGTCGGCCCCAGCGGATCATTAGCCAGGACAAAACCACGAATATAATCGTAGCTGAGAGCAAGCCAGCGAAGAAACTGAGCCAATTCATTGGTTATTCCTTTCTGTGGCCGCGGGACAGGATAATTCGGTAGGCTCCAAGGTCAAACTCTTCTGTCTCGTCCAGAACGTGCCCGCCAGCCTCGAAGAATCCTACATGGTCTTGGCGCGAGAGGGACCAACAGTGGTCGCCCCCGCTCAACTGGCTTCCCATCGGCTCGTCGAGAGGGTGTGAGATTACCGACGCCCGGGCCCGCTTGAGCCAGCTCGCAGCGACGGCCAGTGGGTCTTCGAGGTGCTCCAAAACTTCACAGAGGATCACCACGCTTACGCTTGGCCCTTCGCCGATTGGCTGGATTGGTGCTGGTATCCCGGTGAAGTAGTCTCCGTAACGCAAGGATGCTTCAAGAAGTGCTCCAGTGTGACATTCGATGCCAGTTGCGTGCCAGTGAGGGTTTTCTTTGGCGATGAATCCAGAGATGTCCGCAGTCCCGCAACCAACTTCTACAATCTTCAATGGCTCGGCGGGGGGCCACGTCATCGGATGGAGTCGGGCCGCGTTCATCGCTTTGCGCACTATCTCTCGACTCTTCCAAATCCTAGTGATTTGTAGGGAGTCCTCCGAGTACACCCGCACCGGGTTCATAAGGTGGTGCCGTACCCCGTCTGCGTTACTCCGCTGGATTAGTCGCTGCATAGGCACGCGATGAACGCCGCTCCCAACATGAAGCCGAACATGGTGCCGAGAATGAAAGCTTGGGTCAAGGGTGACGCTGTAAGTTTACGCCATCCATTACAACCGGTTCTTTGTTCTCCGAGTAGATAATCGGTTGCACGTCTTTCGCAATCTGCTCGGCCTGAATCAGCAACCCGTAGCCGTAGTGCCGCTCCTCGACGTTCTCGTGAAGGTCTGCCGAGAGTTGCTGCTTGGCCTTCACACGCCCCTCGTCGTTGATGTGGCGGATCGCTACCGCGCGGCGCCCGTGCTCTTCGAGCGTGATCTTGGGGTCTTTCGCGCGCAACTGCCATTCGAGGTTCGCTATGTCGGCGTTGTGGATGCCTAGGCGCACCGCAGCGTTGATTACCGCGAATAGGTTGACGTTCGACAGGCCCTTTTGCGTGCTGGTCGCACTCACCCATTCCCGCAGTTCGGCTTGGCACGCCTCGATCAACTGCCGGTTGCCGTGCCCGTAGAAGTCCTTGCGGAGTTCTATACTGTAGCGGTCAAGTAGTTCGGAAAGTGGGAGTTTCATAGTTCGTTACACTCCATAAGGGCGGTCGATATAATCGTACCTGTCTGGTTCTGGAGCAAGACCGCAGTGATGCAAAACGTGCTGTCGCCGATATTCCTTAAGCTTGTCTGGATGAGTGGCGCGATACTCTGGGCTAATACCGAAGGTGTAATCAGCGCGCTCTAATCGCGCACGCTCTTCGTCAAAGAACCACAAGACGTGAAACCAAAGAATCTTAACCATCTTCATCGACACACCTGCCTTTGCGGGTCGCAGCGAGTGATGGGCGGAAACAGGAAGACGTGAACTGGCGGCATCGTCGCACAGCCCGCCATGAGTAGGGCTAGGACAAACAGGAGGGTTTTCATAAAACGCCTTTCTTACATCAGTTCTGGTAGTGCCTGGTTTTCCACTACGTAGTTCTGAACGGCGCGATTATAGCCACACTGAAGACATCTTGTACACAGGGCCGGCGCGATCAGGTCCGCCATGCGCTGATGCCGGGCCCCGAGCCAGATGTCTTTGAACCTTTGCTCGTAGACTGAGCCAAACGACAAGTCACGTCTATCGCAGCAGGGGTTCACTTCTCCGTTGGCCGCGATGACGGCAATCGTCTCGGAAGAATAGCAGCGATCGAACTCGCGTTGGTGGAAGACGTCCTTCCAACGCTTCGACATTGGGAAGAACTGCACTCCTTTGAACGCTGGCCGGAACCCGTCGATAACGCGCATGACGTCTTCCCAGTCCTCTGTAAACCGTTGTGGCGTCTCTTCGGAGAGTGGCCGAAAGTGAATGAAGTCAACCCCTGCATCCTCCGCGAAAGCCAGCAGGTTCCCAAAGCTGTCGGCATCGGAGTTGCAATCGGCCACGATGTAGGCGATGCCCACCTCCGGACGTGCCGGCGAGCGACGTAGCTTATCCCTTCGCTTACACAGAGCCCTGATGTTCTGGCACACCTTCTCGAAGCTACCTTCCTTCGAGCCGTGCATCTCTCGGTGCTCTGCCTCGTTCGAGGCGTCTAGGCTGATGCGAACGTGGTGCGCGTATTCCAGATCGGGCAGCCACTTGTCCAGGTAGAATCCGTTGGTCACCACCCACGTCCTCATTCCCTGGCGTACTGCGAAGCGAAGTATCTGCCCGAAGTCGGTGTGTACCAGAGGCTCCCCGCCACCTGAGAAGTTCACCGTCTTGCAGCCCATGTCGGCCAAGTCTGTCAGCACCTCTATCGCTGTGGCTGTCTCGATGGTGTGCTTGCGGTCGGCTATGGTCTCTTTTCGGAACTGTAGGGGCTCGCACCAAGGGCAGTTGTCGTTACAGAGGTTGGTCAGGTCGAGATTCGCTCGAATAGGCCCTACGCGCTTGCCGTCGAGGGAGTCCTTGATGCGGTCGGTCCACCTGAGAACTCTGAGGTCAGAAAAGCGGGCGTCGGTCACCATTGTTCTCCAGAGAACAAATTGCGACCGTTGACCGATAGGCCCTTGCCACGCAAGGCATCGCGACCCCAAATGACGTGGAACCGTTGTGCCCTTCCTATTCTTTGGGAGAAATAGAAGAAGTGTCTTCTCACTACGAGGACGGGGAGCCAAGTGCTTACGCTGCTGCCCTCATTGAAGTGGACCCAATTCATTCAGTATCTCGTTTCTTGGCTTTGGTGAGGTGAAAATACCGGCAATGTTGGCACAGGTAAATCCGCAACGTAGCCCGAAGCCCGCGCAGAGCCCACTTGGCCCGCCGCCGGCTGCTGTACTTCTGTTTTCCTGTGACGTGGCATGTCAGTTTACGGTCTGCTTCACGCGCAGCTTCTCCAGGATCTCGGTCAACCGCATCTCCAGCGAGTGGTTCTTGTGGACAATCTCGCATCCCGCTCTCGCAATCTCGCGCCGTTCCGCGTCCTTATCAGGTGAAGACCACTCTCGAAGCGCCTGCACCACCGCTGGTAAGTTCCCCGCCCGATAGTAGACGAGGTGCTTGCCCGTTTCAAAGAGAGAAAGGTTATTGTTGGCTCCGCGCTCGGTTGGCAACAGCGGCGTTACTAAGAACGTACCGCAGGCCATTACCTCATAGACCTTCGACACCAGCAGTTGACTCATCGCCGGAAGATTGAAGAACACCTTGATGCGCCGATACTGAGACGCCAACAGCTTCGCGGCGCCGGGGTAGTCGTAGCCCATCAGGTCTGTCAGCCCGCGGACGTTGCCGATGCGGATGGGCGGTATCTCATACTTCGAGAGTGCCTGAGCGTATATCTGGCGCTTGGGATACATGAGGCCGATAAAGCCAACATCAAAAAGTGTAACTCCTACACAAACCGAGTCGGCGTCCGCTGGCTTGAACACGGTCGTATCCACGCCGAACGGCATCCAGTGCGACCGCTCCTTGGCGAACATCTCCTGATCGTGGAACTCCGCGTCCTGAATCGCCGGAAAGAACCACTCGTCGGCCGCCCACGCCAGCGCGCTGAAGTCGATGCTGCGGTCCTCGCGCTCACAGGACTCGTGCAGCCATCCCGCCTTCGGCACACCCATCTGCTTCCATTCCAGCATCCCGTAGACGTGCTCGAACCAGGGCGCAAGATACTCGGGGCCGCTGATTAGGATGGCGTCCTGCTTCTGGAGTATCTCCATCGGGGGCAATCCGGCTTTGACCATTTCGATGGAGATGTGGTCTGCCTCGCCGGCGGTGGGAGTTACTACGGGCATTACGTCATGGCCCATGCGCTTGAGTGTGGTTACGAGGCCGCGGGACATACTCCAAGAAACAAACTGGTTTTCTACGAAGAATACGCTGATCTTCATTGGTGCGCTTCTTTCTTGCGATAATAAGCATCCAAACTCCGCTTGTTAGTACACGTTTTGCAGTGCCGATGTCCCGGATACGAATATAGGTTAAATCTGACGCCAGTAAAGTCCAGCGCTCTCACGTTCGAGTCACGTTTGCCGCGATCAGGTTCGCAGCCCTTTCTTTGATGAGTACCAACAGTTGGGAGAAGACCCGGCCGCGAGCTGCGTAGTGAGCTACTACTGCTGTGCGGGCGGCATCGAGACCTTCGTTGCGGCACTGCTCGTCCGCGAACCGCATCTCGTAGTCGAAGATTTTACTGAGGCCGCTTACCAGTTGTGGGTTTTGCAGTGCGTCCAGGACGGCTTGCTGCTCCGCTCCCGTTAGGACGTCCTTGAGCTGGACTTTCATACTCAACAGGCCTTTCTAACTCCGAGGCATTATCTGCTGCTTCACGTACTTTGCCAAGTAGTTTCCCTACGCCTTCAACGTGAGTCATTTCTGTCGGTAGAGCTTCATGTTGAAGAATGGCCGCCTTGACGTCTGGCTCTAGCTTATCCCAAGGAATCGAGACTGTAATCGACATCTTCACAGGCGGGACCGGAGGCTGCGGAGGTGGGGGCGGCAGGATTACGTCCTCGGGGTTCACCCCTGGGGTAGCCTGCGCCAACTTGGTGATGACGTTCCGGATGTTCACAATGTCCGGATGGCGCTCACCGAGTACAAGGAACTGCTGCAGGGCCCCTACGCGGAACTGGTCATCCGAGGCCAGCGTCGAGCCCGCTTCCGGCAGGATCTCGTAGTCCTCCTGAATATCCATCGGGGAGACCTTGATGTATCGAGCCTGCGCCCCCTGCGTCCGTAGGCTCACCGCCTCGATGCGCTCGAAGTACTTCCGCGGCACGTCGACGTCCTCGTCCATCGCCTGTTGGTCCATCCAGAGCTGCAATTCAACCGAGTCCCGGATGAACATATTCACTTGGTCGAGCGTGTCGGCTGTTACCGAATCGGACGCCTTGGCTTGCAGCGCTGCGGTCGTGGCAAACTTGCCGGCTTGAGGATTATCGGAGGTTCCTGGGGCGTAATCCGAAATCGATGGGTCCGTCGACTGCATCTGCTGGCCGTACTGTGCCTGATCCTGCCAAGCCTCGCTCGGGAATATCGGGTCTTGCCACGGCTTCATCTCGTTCAGGTTGTCCACGTCCACGATGCGAGCAAAGTCGGTGCGAACTAGGTCGTAGGCCGTCTGATCGCCGCCGCGGAGCCGCAGCACCAGCGGCAGGAGCTTGTTATTGATGAAGTCGGTCGTCTGGTTCAGGCGGGTGTTTCTCAGCATCATCAGGAACCGCGTGACGCGCAGCGTGCTCATCCCGATCCCGCCCAGCCAGTCGGGTATTAACACCATTTCGCTGTACTGATACCGCCCGTAGGTGTCCCAGGGATACCACAGGCGACCGAGATAGTCGGACTCTTCCCCGATGAAGTCGATCGCCAAGTGGCCGTTGATGAATGTGTGGCGCTCATCACACATGAACCGCTTCTTGGGCGCCTTGATGGGCTTGCCGGCGGTGATCGGGTCGGCTATCTCGATCTCTTCCCGCATCCGGCGCCGGAGGGATAGCTCCTGCTCATCGAGGTACGTGCGCTGGCCGGCCTTCTTCATTACGCTGTCGCACGCCTTTTCATCGAATACGGGCTTTTCTTCCCCCGTTTCGGGGTCAATTGTCGTCTGTGACAGCCAGTATTCCAGCCATTCGGCATCCCGCTGACTGTTCTCGATGATATAGCCCGACTCGTTGAGTGACCGGAAGCCGGGCTCGGGGAACACATCGCCGTTGAAGACTCCAGCCAGCACCGGCCCCTTGTACTTGATGGTCTCTTTCGGGAGGCTCACGTCGTCGCCTAGTGTGGCGACCATCTGCGACATTTCGTCTGGGTTCAACGGTGTTGGGTCGAGCAACCGAGGTCCGAACTGTTGCACCGCCTTAGCGATCTGCGGGTCTTTCGACTTGGCGAGTTGCTTGAAGTCCTGGGGTTGCAAAGTAGTTGTCAGCTTGCGGAGCCTGCGCAGTACAGGCACCTCGTCGTAGTAGTTCTTCCCGACGCCCCAGCCCATCCCATACGCCCAGGAGACTATCTTCTTGAATTCCTTCTGGGATTCTGCGCGATCCCAGTTGAACATGAGCTTGGCCGAAGTCTTCTCGCGGAGTTTGTCGCCAGCATCTGAGTCAGGGCCGCCGCGGACGCGAAGGTTCGGGGGGTTTCGAGTAAGGCGCGCCGTACCTCGTCGGAGCATGACAAAGTGGTCGGGCACGCATACGTTGGTTCGGCCGGAGTTGTCTTCTTTGGTCTCATCGGTCTTCCTGTCGTAGTAGCGGTAGGGCTTCGTGCGGGCGTTGATGTTGCGGTAGATCTCGGCGAACTCCGTATAGTAGTTCTCGTTGAAGTACCGCATCGAGGCTTTGCGCTGCTCGATGACGTTGGCAACGATGTCCTTCGGGCTCTTCTCGTCCTCGATGTGACCTTTGAACTTGCGGGTTGGCTGCTGAGGTGGCTTAGGCGCCATTTGGGCTCTCTACGAAGAAACAGCAAGGCGTCGGGCAGCGGAAGATGCCGTTGTGGACCTTCCAGCCGCGCTTGCCGAGCCCGAATATCTCATTGAGACTTAGCGTGCGTGTGGTCTTGTGCCAACCCATTCCGACTTCACCAAGAAGAGCCATCTCAACTCGATGCACTGGACACCGCGGGGCGTTGACTCCGTTGCGTTGCTGCTCTCGCATGAATTGCCCGACCAAGTGCCACAGGAGGTCCGGTTCCGTGCTTCCGTTCGGCAGATACCGATGCTGCACCACCCAGCGCTGCATTACTTGCTGCGCCGTCAGGCCGTTTGGGTCTTGCTCAAACCTCACAGAAAGGCCGAGCATTGCGCTCCACTACTGCTGGACGACGATGTGGCTGTCTACCTCGGTGGCGCTGAAAATCTTCAACCGTTGGCTGCCGCTGATCCCTAGGTTGGCAAGCAAAGCCGCCACAGCCGCTTTATCGGTCGCTCCAAATACTAGAGCCTCAGTAAATACTGGCACTATCGCTGGCGGGTCTGTGTTCGCGCTGTTCGTCACGATCGTGTATTTGATTCGGTAAAGGTTGCCACTAATGGTTGCCATTCAGAGCACCTCCTGCCCAACGTCGCGGATAGTAGCACGACTCACCAGCCAGTCGCCTCGCAAATCGGAATGCGCTGCTCTCTCTGCGGTCGTAGCTCTATGAACCCCGGGCGCGCCGTCTCGATGTAAGCGAGACAATCGAGAGCATGTTTCTGGTACGAAATCGGTTTCTCGTCTCTCGCTGATTCCGCCTCGCCCTCAGGGAACCGCACGTTCTCAAACTCGTCGATCGTTTCGATACAGGTCTCGAACACGCGCATCCGCGGCGGTCCGTCTCCCTGTGACGGCATAAGCTTCCTAGCTATTGAATCGTAAGCTTTACCGAGATTGTCGCTACCCTTCAGTGCCGGCCGGAAGTTCAGATTGATCTTCAGTTCATTCCCAAGGCGCAAGTAGCTGTCGAAGTAGTCCTCGCCTTGGCCTTCGTCTGAATACGTTGCCTTGCCGAAGGTGTCCATGAACCGTCTGCCGGCGACCGATAGCTTGCGCCCCCGTGCCCACTCGAACGGCACAGGCTTGTTCTTGCTGTCCGACTCGAATAGCTGGATAGCCTCGGCGTAGTCGCGCGTCAGATACCTTGCGCCATCGGTGGGACCGTACTTGGTTCCAAACTCCGGCCAGAACTCTCCGCATACTATGCAGTCTCCATATTTGTTGAAAGCCTCGTAGGCCATCGCGTGAGCCGTTCGAGGGTGTGGGTCCAGCGCCATCCACAGCGTCCAGTAGTTCGGGTCTGATAGGTTGGCCGGCGGGCAGACGTTGCGGGAGGCGTGGAACTGCGGGTATAGGAGCTCGCCTTCCAAAGCCTCGTATTCGATCTCGAGCTCACGGCGCCGGCGGGCTTCGGAGGTGTAGCGCGCACTGAGCACCGCAAGCCTCTCGGGCGTCATATCCGGGTCGGCTGAGTAGTGGAGTCTGACGACGGGTATCCCGGCGCTGGGATGGCCGGGAGGGATGCGACGTAGGGTTAGACCTTGCATGTTACGCGAAAGCCTCTAACTGGCCGCAGCACCCGCCGCACCTCCCATCCCACTGTAGTTCCTGCTCGCCGGCGTACTTCCGCAATCCCCAATACGGCGGCGAGGTCACGCAGCATTGGACGGAATCATCGGTCAATGGAATCCGTCGAGCGTTTGCACAAACAAGAAGCAGGCTCATACGTTCAGTGCCTCCGGCACCGCCACCTTCGTTACCCTTCGAAACCAGCTTGGCGCCGCCGAGCTTATCACAAGTACCCGAGGCACCTTCGAGGAAATTGCCACGTCGAACGCTTCCCCGCCGTTCTCGATGAAGCAGGCTTCGTCCATGACCACGATCGTCGGGTGCTCCGACCGGATCTTGTCGGGGTCTTTGCCTGGCAAAGCCAGTAGTTGCCCGCCATCCTTCCACTCGAGCTGCCGGTACGATTGCCTCTCACGCGCTCGATCCAATGGGAAAAGTCCTCGGAGTGCTGCCGTCTGCTGCTCGTAGAGCGTCCATGAATAGTTCAGGAGCCCAAGAGACCGGTCTTCGTCCTGTGCCCAATAGATTGCCTTTGCCGGCTGATGCGTCTGAATGTAATGTGTCGTCTCGGCCGCTGCCCACCAGGAGCACATCATGGTGCGGCTCTTCTCGATGAACAGAAACGGCTCACGCAGCCAGAGGTTATGTAGGACGTTGAGATACTTCTTCGGCGGGAATGGCTTATAGGCTCGGTACTGGTCCTGATCGTCCCTCGTCCTTGTCGCCCTCCACATCCAGAATAGGCTGTCCAGGATTGCTCCGGCTGTGAAGTTCTCTGACCGCATTAAGAATTCGCGCTTCTGCGTCGAGTCCAAGGAAGCCCAGATTAACCGTAACTCCGCCGGATTCAGTACGAGCTGTGTTGGCTTCGTCGTCGTGGTGTCCGTTGCCGACGATACCGAGGAATCGCGCGGATTCAACTGAGGCTCTGAGTTGAACGTCGTTGTCTGCATCGTAGTGCGTCTCCATTGTGATGCCCTGATGGGCCTGACGATCGACAATCTTGGCTTCCCTGAGGGCCTGCATCTTTCCGTAGATAGAAACCAATTCCTTACCTATCTCGTATCCTGCTGCCTCTAGTGCAGGATGAAATCGTAACTTGATTGCTTTGTAGGCGTTATGTGCAGCCTTGTTCGGGTGGGCGTATCCTGCTTGGCGGCCTGCTTCCGTGACTGATAATCCCCGCTTGATACCTTGGACTAGCTTCTTCTGCTTTTCAGTGATGGGTGCTCGACGGCGTTTCTTCCGGGGCTTCACAATGGCTGAAGTCTATCACTTTCTGCCGTGCTATGGGTCAAGGGAGTTTGATTGCTTCGGTCTGAGGGCTTCCTGAAAGGGGATTTTAGGTGATTCTACGTGACTGAGGGTGATTTGGTGGGCTTACGCACCCACCTGGGCGTTATCAGCGCCGCGCTCCACCCGTGTGGAGAACACGTACAGTGGAGGTCTATTGCAGTTGCAAGCCTCTACCCCGATGTTCGTAATCGGGAAGTGGGGATGGGTTCCCAGTCCATCCACTATCCAGCGACCCGCTCTGTTTCGCACTTCTCGCATTGGAAAACAAGTCTTGCCGTTGTGTCCATGTTCGCTCCTTTGTGATTGCCGTGAGTCTACTTGGCTCGCTTCGCCTTGACGCGTCGCAGGGAACGCTCGGGATACCACTTGTCCCCGATTTTATAGTCGTACTTATAGGGGCTGAGAATGAACTTCCCTCCACGTTTAATCGACTGGCGGGCTGCTTCTGTTATTTCGCCAGTGCTCGGGAATGTGACGGTTTGGCCAATAGTGAATTTCATGGATTGCTCCTTTATTTGGCCGAGATGTAGGCGTTCAGGCCGATCGTCACGGGCTTGCCGTGCGCCATTAGGTCGGTCTTGATGTTTCCGTGCGTCGAGGCGATTACCTGGGTCTTGCCGCTCGCGCTCAACGTCGGCTCCTGCAGGGCGATGCGGATTACCAGTTCCTTGCCTTCGATTGCTGCTTTCATGTGCTTCTCCTGCCCGGAGGATTGGCCGGGCCCGTTTGACGGCTTGCTTCTCTGTTGTAGGATCTCTAGATGTACCCCGCGAGGTCTCGGCCGACCTTGTGTGCCTTGCCGATCTTGGGCGTCCCCACGTTGTGGTGCGCGTCTCCGATATTGAACTTTGGCTTGTGGCCGTGGCGCCGCTTGCCGACTGGATGTGCTTTACCCCGCATGTTCGCCGGCATCGAGCGGCGCTCGCGCGGTTCTTTCTTCCCACCGAACGGAAGGTCACTGCCCCTCTCGCCGTGCCCGGGAGGTTGGCCGTGGTTCCCCAAGCGCACGCTCTCAGAAATGTTGGCCGGCACACGCGAGGGGTGCGTCAGCCCGCGGCGCGTCTGCATGCTGCCGTGGCCCCGTGGAACTGGGTGACTCTTGCCGTCCATGTGCTTGCTCGATGGCGGGATCGTCTTGTGGCCTGGCACCGTCGAGGTCACGCCACCCGGGTTGTGGTGACCACCTTCAATGTCGTGCGCGGCACCAATGCCCGGGCCCTCGCCTACAGCCTTTGTGCCAGCGTGGCCGCTGCCCTTGATTCTGCGCGCGTTGCGCAATAGGTCACTGAAGGGGTGCCCACCTCGCGCTGAGTGAAAACGTGCCATCGTACCTCCTCAAATCTTCTTTGCTAGCGATCGGCGCCGTGATGCAGATAGCTTTGCGTTGTGCTTCCGCTCCATCGTCCGACCTTTTGCCGTGATTTTGTTCCCGTGCATTGCTCCGATTTTGTTCATGGTTCCAAAGATGGCCGAGGGATTATCGCCGTATTCAGATCGGAGTTTATCTTCAAGAAACTTCGGCATGGCCTTTATCTGTACTCTTAACCGCAGATGAAATCAAGTGGTTTCCGCTCCCTCCCTCACGCTCGGGTCGGTGGCGAGTTGGCGAATGTACCGAGCATCACTTTCACATTCCGGCGTAAAGCTCCCTTCGCTTTCTAGAACCAGTTCCCAGGAAACACGACTGCCCCATCTACGGGTGAACCATGTCTTTGCCTCTTGGAGGGCCGTCGCAGCCTGAATCTTCGCCAGTTGGTCCAGCACAACATCGAGCCTTCCACCGATACGACAGCCAGCATCGCGGTGTTCTGATGGTGGGTCAGTTGGTATACCAGCATCATCTAGTCGCTTGTGAACGTAATCCTTGAACGCTTGCAACGCAGCAACCCGCTCGCGCACATAATCCTCTAGCGCCTGCGGCGATGGGTCGATGGCGAGGATGCGGCGGTGCATCTCGACAAGGGCGGTATATTCAGATGGCGGTCCGCTATAATGCCCATCACTAATTTTGGAAGTAATAAAGTCGTCTAGTACATCTGCCGCCCGCTGCAACATCAGCGTATTGCTCGCGGCTAGTTTGGCGTCCACTTCGGCTTGCGAATATCGTTTCGGTGGAGGCTTGAGTGGTGAGCATTTGCCGCGATGGTCTGCTACCCATCTGCAAGGAAACTCACCAACTCTTTTTGAACATCGCTCACTCATCGTTTCGCCTCCTCTATGATAGAGAATAGAACAGCAAGGCTGTTCCATGCCCTGAATTAAGTGTAGCTCCATTTGCTTTCACTAGAACGTATCGGCTCATTTGCGCTCCTTGGCCTCACGGACTTGGGACTCCAACTCGCTTCTTCGGTCGCACGGAACTTTATCGCATATAGGGCATGCCTTCTTGTGCTCCGCCAGCCGCGCCGTAGCCAGCAGCCGGTCAAGGAGATGCTGCGTGCCGGGGGCGAGAGGCAAGCTCCTCAATCGGTGAGAGACATTCGTGCCAATTAGACTCGTCCAATTGGGGTCATCAAACTCGTTGGCGTCCGCTTCCCGCTGCTCCAGCGCCGCTTCCACTTTGGCGCGTTCGAGGTCGGCGGCGGTGTAGAGAGCATTTAACATTTTGTTGAATGGATCACTCATCTAGTTCCCTCCGAATGTCGGCGCAGAGGTCGGGGTTAGTAGGCTGCTGATTCACTTTTCACCTCTGAGAAACCCCCGCGGCACAATGCCTCGATGCGCCTCACCTCTTGCCAATCGCGGGCAACGTCCTTCGCCCAAGATGGCAGTGGCTCATTCATTGTTTCGCCTCCTCAAGCAGCCGCCTCAATTCCAGCTGTGTAGATGGCAATAATTCTTGCCACTTAAGTTTCGCCTCATAATTGTGGATTTGATAAGGGCGTGATGGATACGCCTTTACTAGCAGCGCATACCGTTTCTGCCTGGTCAGACTATTCCACAGTTCTTTCACGAGCGTTTCGCCTCCTCCATCGATTCGCACATGGCCTTGAAACAGTTGTAGTCGAAACAGTATTCCTCTCTGCCGTCGATCTCGAAGCTGAGAATGTCCGACGTATTATGATGAACGGCCCGCAACGTGTGGCCGGGACATCCTTGCTGTCGGCAATCGTTGAAGCATGTGTACTTAACTTCCTTGCCGTAGGATGTGCTCATCGCCGTTTCGCCTCCTCCCTCATGGCCGCGTCTCCGCTTGCTTCCTGGGTGGGGCGGGCGCGGTAGATTGCGGGTCTAGACCAGTATCGGTTCAGGGCTTTCCATTCTTGGCTGTACACTTTCGTTGGCATGTCGGCTGTTGGCGGCTGATACAGTTGCGAGAATGGTAGGAAGCCCATTGAGTAGACCGTTTCGCATCGGTGCTTGGCATCGGCTAGAGTTTCGTCATCGTAGCCAATCATCGTGTAGCAGCGCATTTTGTTTACTGAAATCCCTTCGCATATTTCCTTGGCTCTCCGCAGCCAGTCAATGTCCTTGCCCCCTACATCGCAAGCGAACCAAAGCTCTCCAATCTTGATGGAGTCGAATAGTTCACGGTGCCACGGTTGCAAAAAGTGCTTGTCCAATCCGCCGTTGAAATAGATGGGGCGGTCCTGCTCTCGTAGCATGGCGAATACGGCCTCTAGGTGTTTACGCTCGCAGGCCAAGAGATTGTTGTCTTGCACGATGAATCCCGGCTTGATGGAGAGGTAGCGCAAATCGCCCTCTGAGAATGGCACCTTGCACCAGCCGCACTTTTTCGGGCAGCCTCGGCTTGTGATTACACAGCCATGCTTTAGGAATCGACCTGGCACAAACTCTCCGGCAGGGTCGTCGTAGGCTGGCCCTCCCACGCGCACGTCTCGGTAATACATTCGCCAACTATCGGCCAGCTTCTCAGCGTAGGACCGCTCCCAAGTGAACGTGCAACTAACTCTAACAGAGGTATACTCAGTGCCCGGACGGTACAAAGGTGGCTGCCCTACGAAAGCCATTTCATCATCAGGAGTCCACTTGTTTCTAGTAGGAAACACGCGGATGACCTGAGAGTTAGGCAACAGTCCGTCCAATGGCACCGTGCTCACCGTTTCCCCTCCGCTTCTGTGGGCCGGGCCAACCGTTGCTCCAGGATGCGCTCGGCGTAATCCGCTACGCAGTTGGCTAGTTCGGGTGGAATGGTGGCGAGCAAAGGTTTACGAACACTCTTTGATAGGCGAAGTTCAGGCGCGAAATTGCCAGGTTTACCAGAACGCCCGTGCTGCTCGTTTGGTCGCCATTTTGCTTTACTGATTCCCTGACCCATGACTATCGGGACTCCACTCCCCCACAGATAGAACGGCCCGCAGTGATTAACCGCATTACCCACAAACTGCTGCGCCGCTCGCACGTTCTCCATGACATAGGGCACGCCTGATGCTTCACATAGCGCTCGCGTGTGCTCAAACATCTTGATGCCCAACTCTGGGTAGGGTGGATTGGGATGGAAGTGCTTCATGCCGTGAACCGAGAATTGCTCGCAGGGGCTAGAGGCGCAGATGAAGTCGAAGCGGTCAGCTATTGGCTTATTGCGCCCGTCATTGGTGCATAGGAAGCCATCCCGCTGCCACTCCAGTTTTAGAATGTCCCACTGAATGAAGTGACAGCCCTTAGGAATCTCTGGCGGCTCAACCAGGTCCACGCCCACACACTCCCAGCCACGGGCCGCAAAGGCCTTGCTCCAGCCCCATCTTCCGCAGAACAGGTCCAGCAGCCTCACTTTTCTCCTTTGGCTTCCGCGATCAGGGCCGCGACAGTTCTAGGTCATGGCTTAAACTCTCCGTAGGCTAACGGCTTATGCTCGTCTCTCGGTACTGGAGGACGTATCAAACTTTCTAAGTAAAGTGCCAAATTCGGCAGTCCGTTTGCTTGAGCTTCCAACGCAGCTTGACGCAATATTTCTACTTGTTTGCTATCCATCGCTACTTTTCTCCTTTGGCTTCCGCGATCAGGGCCGCGACATTTTCCGGCGAGGAGAGTTGGCGGACTACTCCCGCTGCGCTATACACCGCTTGATGTGCAGCCGTTCCGTGCGGGCCATTTATATCGGCGAATTCCATTATTGCATGTGCCGCCCGCTCCACCACCACCTGCACCAGCCGTTGCTCGCGGAGGCAGCCTAGACAGTAAGACGGTTCTGGATGTGACCCAAATGCAGAAGCTCGTCTGTTTGCAGACGTTCCTTGTCCGGCAACCCATTCCGCCCGCAAATGCCCGCATTCCATGCGCTCCAGCTTGGCGGAGTCGGCGGCGAGGTCGGGGTTAGTCTTTGGGATAGAGTGTTGCATCGCGCCTCCCAATGACATAGCCACACCACACGCCTAGACACCAAACGATGACCAGCACCGTGCAAATTACGAACGCTTCACTCATTCTGCCTTCCCCTTCTCATGTACGCTACCTTGGTCGATTCGTTGTTTAATCTATTCCTAGAGGTCCGCGACTCCGCTCTGAGCCTATTGAGGGAGGAGTCCGTTCTTTGATGCAATGCTTTTCATTCGTGCAACAGCCGCACTTAATGCAGATAGGTTTATTATGGATGGTGCAGTATCCTAAATGCTTGGTTTTCATGTTCGGCTCACTCATTCTGCCTCCTGTCCATTGTGGTTCTCTCGAATCGTCACCGATTTCTGCTCCAGGGCTCATCTACGCATCTCCTTTTTCGCGGCGGGTCTTCATGTTTGCGATACGCGATAGGTTAGCCCCAAGCCAATACAGTGGGCGAACTTTCTTCGTCTTCGGCTTCCCTCGCTTGCGCTTCATGGGCGCTTCCCACTGAGACGCTTGTCCATTTCATCGGCAATGCGATAGCGAACCGCTTTCCCGCCAACAATGGAACGGAGGTGCTGGTCGGACCACCATTGCGCCTCTTCCTTGCGGGCCGCTCGGTCCACGCGCCGGAGGGCGGCGGCATAGAATTGTACAAGCACGAAATCCTCAGCGAATTTATGTTTCAACGCAATACGTACCGCCATCTTGTCGAATTTGTCGGTTGATTTATGCGACATGCGACCAACTCCTTCTTTGTACAATTCTGCGGATCGTTGTGGCACTGACCCCGTACTCATTTGCCAAAACATGAGTCAGCACCCCACCCGCTCGGCTTTTCCTGATCTGCACAACGTCTTTCTCCTCTAGCTTGATGCCGTGCCCGCGAAAATCGACGTGCTGGATTTTGCATCCAGAGCCGCTTCTTTTTGGAAGCATCGATGGCCGCTTCCAGTTCGGCGCGGGCGTGTCGTAGGGTGCCACGGGTGTGCTCCTTTCTTAAGAATTCAGCCAATAACAGTGCATCGGCTCGGCCGTGATCCTTCTTGCGGTTTAGCTCGACACTTGGAAACAACCGCTTCGCCACGATGATCGAAGAACCTTTCCCCTTAGGCATTCCGTCCATCATGGCTTGCTTCCACCTCTGTGGCGTAACTTTCTGATACGGAATACCCAAACCGACAAGCAAGCCTTCCCATAAACCGACGCCGCGACCGAAGCTGAAAGAAGAAGCCACGCCCTGTTTGGGCATAGAATGGACGTGCTCAATGACGGCAAACACTTCACCACGTGCAACAAGGGTATTCAGTGTTGATAAATATGCTCGCATTTGGTTGATGTCGTAATCCCGTCGGCCCTTGGTTCCACCGACTAGCGTTGGCGTATCTAGGGCTCGCAGGGGCACACCTTCCGAGTTGCTAATGAAGGCGATGGCGCCCGCGAGTCCAGGGTCTATGCCGACGAAGATCATTTCGGAAGACCGTGGATAGCCAAGTCTTTCGCAAGAAGGTCGAGCAAGCAGTCCAGTTCAATCTTCCGTTCCGGTGTCAGCCCTTTCTCGAACTGCCGGAACCGCAATTCGAGGGCGGTGTACAGTGAGTGGGCGTTGTTGATTTGTTCTGCTGTCAGCATGGCTATTCCTCTTCCTTTGCCACCTTTACTTTGACTTTTTCTTTTTCGTGGACCACGTTGATCGTGATGCCGTCGCAGTTGTAGGAGGTCTTCGAGTGCTTTTTCATTAACGTAAGAAGTTCGCTGTTGAGAGAGACTTCCTGCTTGGTCAACTCCATGCGGCGGTCCCGAACCGTAGCGTAGTCCTTCGCTATCTCGTCAAGATCCTCCAGTTTGTTGTCTTCCATGCCTGCCAGTTTGACTTGCTTCGGCCGGTCTACTCGAACGCTCTTGGCCCTTGGTGCCTTCGGTTTCTTTCCAGTCCAGTTCTTGACTGACATCGGTGGTGCTCCTTTCAGATTTAGAAATGCCCGGGACATCCATGCAAATCGTATTTTACGTGACAGGGCCAACACCTAGTCGCCACATTGTCAATCGTGTCCGACCCTCTCCTGCCTCTCGAAATAATGTGGCTCATCGTCAGCCACCACGTCGAGCCGCAATCCACGCAGCGGTTCCCGTCCCGCTCGAAGCACTGTGCTCGCAGGGCGCTCATCGCTGTGCCCGTGAGCCTAACGGGCTGCGTTTTTGGAAAAGGGATCATCGTGCAGCCTCTTCTTCCAACTTGGATACCAAAAGAGAGTAACGAAATACCAGAGGCAGAACTTCACTTTCTTCATGCGGCCTCCCCGCCTTCCATCTCGATACGCAAATGCTCCGGCTCAGTTGTGTTTATCAACGCCGCGATCCGCGACCAGACCACGATGCGCAGCTTCCGGTCCTGCTCGATGTCCAGCCCCAGCAGACCAGCGATCTTCTTCTCGGCGTCCATCAGTTCGTCGTAGATGGACTCTGGCAGAACCATGTGCCACGGCCGGCAAGCCTCATCTGGCGTTCCCCGGGCTACGTTCACTTCCTTGCGGACGTCGGCCGCCTTGGGCGCCGCGAGGGCCCTATCTACCCACTGTTCGGCCAACGCAGGCGTTTTGCGGGCCTTCTCCGGTAATCTGAGCAACTCGACCACCCGCTCCCTCGGAAGTCGCTCCAGCTTGGCCTGCGGCACGCCCTTGAGGACTTTAATAGCCCTCAGAGCTTGATAAATCCAAGTCAGGGAATTCGGAATGCAGTCCTGCATCCACGCCCGGGCGTTCGGGTAGTTCAGGGCCTCGTAGTCGTGGCGCTCTAGGCCCAAGGCGACCGTCTTGCCGATCTTGAGCCAAGTCCGGTCTTGCTTGCGTAGCCAGAGTTGACGGCCCTTGGCCTCTTTGACCGTGGCCGTTTGTGTAGGACCTACACAAGCCTTTTGCATCTTGTTGACTACCATAGTGTTGCTTGCCCCACTTCCCGGCGCCACCGTTCGCGCCTATGTCGCGTGTGCAACTTCACATCGTACCGGAGGTGGCACCGCTGGCACATCGCCTTGAGGTGCTTCCGAAGCCGACAGCGCGTGTTGTGGCAGAGGTGCGCGACCGTGAGCACGATCTTACCTCGGGCCCACTGCGCCGGCTGCCCGTTATGTTCTTCGCAGCGCCGCGGGCCTCCGGTCGTTCGATGTAGTCCGCACTCGCCGGTACACTCACACTGGCCGCCCGATCGTTCACGAACCTCGCGGGAGATAGCCTTCCAGTTCGACGGGTAGTCTGAGAGTTTGGCCGGCATGTTACTCTGTGCCTCTTAATACAATACTCCGACTCGAAGAGCCAGTAACAGTCGGGGCAGATTCCCCAGTGAATGAGTTCGTCTTCCGTGGCCACGCCAAGAATCCGGGCGACGATGGCTTGAATATCGTGCCGCACCGTGAACACGATACGGCGGCGGCCGTCCAATTCGCGGGGCACACCAGCGAAGCAGCACATCGTGGGCATCTTACTTTGATGCCAGTTTGGTTTTTAGTGCTTGCCACTCCGGACTTTGCACGCATTGCTGGCGCTCCTGTTCTGGTAGTTGGGTCCACTTCTTCATTTCGTTCAGTGTCCGACCAGCTTCCCTTTCAGTTCTCATTCTCACCACAATTTCAGAGATCATCGCCGCCGAAGGGACTTTCATTTCCTTGGCGTTAGTGGACATGGCCACATCGAAAACCCTGAACGCCTCATCCTCCGTGATGTGCATTGGCTTGAGCACCCGCAGGTACCCCTCGAAAGCCTCTTCATCTGGATACTTGCTGAATGCGGCGAATAGCACCGAGACGCGCTTGCTCAGAAAGTCCAGGCTTGCTATTTCTTTCACTTGGGGCCTCCTGTTTCGCCGCAGGTCGGTGGTACACACCGCGCCTTGGTTTTTCTTTCTTCTGTGGTTTTGGGAATGCCAAACCAGAAGCACAAAGAGGCTCTTCTATCGTGTCTTTTAGTGGTTCTATAGGATGTGAGGAACGAGCTGGTTCCTCTAAAGTGTCTCCACGTTCCTCAATGATAGGGAACCCCTGTTCCTCAATGCCTTGTCCACTTTGAGGAACCCCATTCCTCATAAATGGAAGCAGGTATTGGTTGCCCAAACGTCCCCGGTGAACGATCTGGAGCAACCCAAAGCGCTCCAATCGTTCGAGAATACCCCTCAGCCCTCGGGGGGTACACAGACAGCATTTCGCCATCAATTCCTGAGATGACCAGGCCATCTTCCGACCATCATTCCAATCCTCTGCGATCATAAGCAGGACAAACTTGTCCGCCATTCCCAGCCGTTCTCCGTGGGCACCGGCAGTCATGTACTTAACGATCGCGGTTGCTTTCCAACTCATTCTTCCAATCCTTGCAGTTTTTCGTATTCCAAGTATCTTTCGAGTCCGTATTCTTCAACGTCTGGGCAGTCTTCAAGTCCTCGATATTGGTGACTATCAGATTCGGCGGTTTTTATGTCACACGAAAGGGGTTCGGGGATGCTTACCAAGTCACCAATAATCCCCATGCAGAGCCAGAAATCGTTGCCTTTTCTGGCCTCAACGATCTGATGGCAGCGCTTGCACAACGCCTGCAGGTCGGAATCTAACTCACGGCCCAAGCGGTTGTAATTCAGGTGATGCACCTGCTTCCATCGACCCAAGCGGTGACGGCAACGCTCGCATCTATCGTGAGTTTTTAGAAAAGAGGCTCGGCGGTGTCGCCACTGAGGAGATTCAATGTACGTTTGATAATCCACTACCCACCTCCCGCAAGGTGATGGGGACCAGAGTGCGGGCTCTGGTCCCCGATTGTCCCCTACCTGCTCGATCACCATCTTACGTCTCCCGCGCTTTGGAAGTCAACTGCGCGTTACCCGGACCCGGACCCGGCCCCGGACCCGGACCCGTACCCGTACCCGTACCCGGCCCCGGACCCGGACCCGGCCCCGGACCCGGACCCGTACCCGTACCCGTACCCGGCCCCGGACCCGGAC